GTGGCTGTAAAAGTAGTTCCAATAACAGCCCCTGAAAAATTTCCAAGAACCCCGTAAATACTGGCCCATCTTGTGCCAGAACCTCCCAAATCCCGCGTATTGTTGCCATCAGGAACAATATTCCTAGCAGTCAATGTTCCTGTCATTGTCCCTGCTGTCCTATTAAGGGCATTCGAAGCTAGGTCACTGAAATTCTGATTAACCTGACTGCTGCTGATTGTTGTTCCTGATGTGAATGTGTTCGTCACGCTAATCTGCGCACTAACGGCCGCGAATGTTGCCAGCAACAACATGAAAACCATAGTTGCAATTCTCTTCTTCATCTTTTATGCCCTTTCCTCGAATAATAACAATCTAGTAGTCCCCACATCTGTGGATGCTAGAATGACATAACCACTACCCCAACTCACTAGAGCAGGCTTATAAACCCTACCCGCTCCTTGAGAGACATCCATGAATCTCACACTATTAGGGTCCTCCACTTTCAACTGTTTATAATTAATCACCGTATTCGTGTCCACTGCGGCAAAAGTGGCATCCACATATTCATACTGCCCCATAGGCAGCATTTTTTCAACCAACGTGTCCATTCGTGTCATGTGAGATACCTGTCAGATAAGTATCGTCCCTTGATGCCAATCTTCAGAAGCACAATATCTTTGTCAACTGATGTTTGCAATAAGATAACTCTTATCGCAGACGAGGATTGCCACACATTGAATCTCTTTTTGAGAGTGCCCGAGTCGCCCCACACAGATGAGTCCCACACTGCGGAGTCCCAACCTGCAACATTGAGTGTGACAGTCCTCTGAGTAGTCGATAATGCGCCCAAATACGAAAATCCTGTTGAGAAATACATGAAACCAGCATCTGAGTCACTGGCCACATGCACATAAACATTATCGAATCTCTTCCTCAAGAAAGCCTGTTCAGCGTCATACCATCTTGTGTAGATTCTGAAATCAATCCCCCCAATGAAGTAATCATACGATTGTCCAATGGTGAATCCAACAACTGCCGTTTCAAAAGTCAGCACAGTAGATGTGTTGGAAGCAATAGTAGCGAATGCAAATGGCCTATTATATTCATCAGTGATAATAACCTTGCGTCCTTTGAGGCCGTTTCCTGTTGTGTAGAATCCACTTCCCGTAATAGTTGATTCACTCGCTGCGGATGCTGTGAACGAACCCTCTTTTGTCCCACTAGGAACGCCGTCATTCTTGACATCATCATTCCAATAGAACAATTGGCCATAATATCCGCCCACATAGAGATTGTGCTTACCATTCGCGCCAATTCCATGCACCATAGAAGCTGCGTCAATAGATGTCCACTTGGATGCTTCCCATTGGCCTAGCTGGATATTGAATGGCAAATAAACATTATTCCTAGTCGTCACACCTGTTGCTGAAACTGCGAACAACACCCTCCTGGCGTTCTCATCATAAGAACCCCAGATACGTTCTAATCTTGTAGACTCTATATTATCAATAACAGAATCATAACCCAACTTATCGAGCCCGAATAGCTGGACTTTGCCATCTGCATAAACAGTAGGCCCACTATGCGACCACCACATTGTGCCCATTGGTGTTTTTGGAACAATACTGTAATGCCCCACACAACCGTATGTCTGGCTGATTGGCCTGAGAACCCAATTCTGCGGGTCATTGCCAAAAAGTCCAAACACATTATCATTCATCAGAATCAACAATAATTCATCATCAACAACAACTAGTCCTTTAATCGTGTCCCCATCTCCACTGTTGACAGATTCTGTATTAACCGCAGGCCACATTCCACCGGCGTTCTGTTTGGACCAATATATATTATTATCATCTGCTGCAATAAGTCTTTGGCCATAAGCAGCCAAATACTTCACTGTGCTCGGTAGAGTATCATTCTCTGTTTCAGAAGGTTCTGCAATGATCAAATTAGCAATATCAGCAGCCGATAAGTCAATGTAAACATCAGTCGTAGCGATTGGAATATTACCATCCGTTACAATATTCGTTCCACCGCTGTTTTCGAGAACCAGAACCTTATATTTCTGTGCTTGCGTGGTCGTGCGCTGCAAGTAGACTCTCCAATATTCATACTGGGCAGTCTCACTCGCTGATGGTGTAATCTGGACCCTGATTCTTTGATTTGCTGTCAATGTTACTGATACTGAAGCACTAATATTCGACTCATCACCTGTTGACAAATTGAATGCCGTAACTCCCACATTATATGTCTCAGCAGGCATCGAGGCAGAACCAGTGGCCACATTGCTGACACTGATTGTCCCAATTGTCGAAAGTCCAAAAACTCTAAAATCCTGGTCCTGTAAACTGGTTCTGTCTCCAGCAGAATTCACCAGAAACAACCTGTCATTGAGAACAGCCCCATCAATAAATGCCGTGGGGTTTGCCGTAAAACATTTTGTTCCATCTGGAAAATTGGCGGGTTTTGCCAAATAACTTGTTAAAGTATCATCTGCGTCCTTATAAAAAATCTCACCTTCATCAGTGATGTGCGCTGTGTAATAATCTGAATCATTGCCGTCGCTGAATGTATATTGTTTGGACCATTGGATAGTCGCGCCTACACCAGCACCAGTAGTCTTGGCAGTGCTATTCACCAAAGTCAGTCCAGGTCTTGAACCTATCTGCGCACCTTTCTCACTGATGTATCGAAATTGTGTATTCCATGTTTCATTGAGTGCATTTGAGTCAATACTGTCCCCAAATGGCGCACTCTGGACACCACCTGAGAAATCCTTGGATTCTTCATAGAAATCAGCCATTTCTAGTAACGCTCTCTATACTGCACATATGAAGGTCTGCCACCAAGGCTCCTTGTCTGCGTATACGCCATGCTACATTGATGCTCCAACTTATCAGCTTGCTTGATCCAATAATTTAGTTCGCTCTCTGTGGGGCGAACATAACCCTGCATCTCAATCAGAGCACGGTAGACTAGAATTTGGTCAAACTCTTCAGGCACATGACACGAGTCATAATTTTCGACCATCTTTTTGGTCTTCATATAATAACGATACACAATATCCTGTGCTGTCTCTGGTGCTTTGATGAATTCCAATTGCCGATACTGTTTGGCATACTCAGTCGCTGGCAACACTAATAAAACAACATCCGCTGTATCGACTAGGGAAATCTGATATGTCCAACTAGTATACGACTTCACCACATCTGTAATAGTTGTGAATGAATTCGTTGACTCCAACTCAATCCAAGTGCTACCAGATGATAATGTTTCCTCCACATATTCCCCACTATTGTTGAGTCCTTTGATGATGACACTGTTTGCTGCCGCCTCAGGGCTTCCACCAGTGCTGATTGTCACCAAACCTGTTGTTGTTGGTTGTCTCTTAACAGGCCACACAGATGTCAGCATGTAATGCTTCAACTGCGATTGTGTGGCATCATAGGGATTCTCACCATGCTCTAATAAACCCTTCGCTGAGATTTCTTCCATCCAATCATCAGTGACAGGATTATACACATACAACATAGAACCAAACAACGCATTCAACGGGTAATGCTTCCTGCCAGCTTCCACAGAAATCGTCTCCGCTGTCGGTGATAGCATGAAATCATACTGCTCTCTCGCCAAGAATGCCCTCTGTGCTTGATTGATGGCATCCTTCGTGAGTGTGAGCATCTTGTCCGTATCACCAGTCTCAGCGACCCAACTTAAAACAGAGTCCTGTAAATCCTTGAATGTTCTCATCTATTAGTCCTTACTAGTTGCTGGCTTTGGCACTAGGTCCATCTTGTTCCAATCCAATGTCCATCCAACATACTCACTCTCGATCTTCTCATTTGTTTCTTTTAGTGAATTTCTATAAGATTGCATAATTGGTAATGTCTCACATGACTTGAGTGCAGCATCTCTGACTTCTCGGACCATTTTGATCCTCACTAGATGATCAACACCCAATTGCGGTTTAACTGTCTGAGCAAACGCAATTCCTGCTGTAAACATTACCAAACTTAAAACTAAACTCTTAACCATTTTTGTTCTCCTTTGTTATTGTTACCGTGATCAGTCTGAGTCTCACTGGTCCTCCCCTCGAATCCGCAGCCGCACGGGCTGGCCGGATGTCTCGGCCCCGACGCCAATCGTCTCGTTCCCCGTAATATACGCCCCGGCCGGGATATTGTCGCTAGTGCTGCCATCCCCATCCAGATCCAGCATGTCCACGCCGAGCGCAATGGCCGGTGAGGCACCCGAACAGGAGGCGTGCGGGGTGCCGCTCCCGGTACAGAGACGATAGTCCGACCCGGCGGCATTGGCAAAGAGCGGATCGCTGCTCGTCAGGCTAGCCGGACTGGTCGCGTCCATCGGCCGCGCCACCCACGTCGCCCATGAGTGCGTCGTCTGCCCGCCCTCCTCGTAGTCCCACGTCACCGCATTCGTGACCTGATACCAGGCGTTGTGCTGGCTATCGAGAATGGCCGCCGACCAATCGCCAGATGATTGCTGCGTCCGATAGGCCAGCGGGCAATCCGTCGCCACGTTGTTCCAGATGTCGTGATCCGCCGAGGCCGTCAGTTCTGGCCCATCGAACACCACCACGCACGCCCCGTCCCCGATGACCGTATTGTTGACGATCTTGAGGTCGTAGGTTTCGTACGTCTCGTAGTGGTTGCTCATGAACGGATAGAACACCGTCTTGAGTAGGTTCTGGTAGATGAGGGTGTCGTATTGGGCCGTGGTGTCGGTAAGTTGGTCAGCCCGGATGCCGTAGTCCGTGTCGTGGATGTAGTTGAAGCGAAACGTCCACGCGCCCTCGTTGGTGTAGTTCCGTTTAATGAAGATCCCGCCGCCCGAGTCGTAAATCTCGTTATGCTCGATTGTGCCACCGGCCGACTGGTCGATCAGGATGCCAGAGGCATTCGCGCCAGAACTGGCGTTGATGACATCGTGGATCGTATTATTGCGGACGATGTGCCCGCTACCGGCGTTGATACGGATTGCATTGTGTAGCTCGCCACTCCCGAACCCAGGATCACCATTGCCGTCGAACGTGCCGTACTCGACGATGCAGTTATTCGAGTCCCACAGCACGACTAGCCCCGTATCAGAGGCCGCCGTCGTCGTCGCCTCGTCCAGTGACCACCCGCGCCAGGTGATGTAATCGACACTGTTGCAGCCGATGACCGGCCCGCTGCTGCTCGTGTAGCTGACCGTGACCCCGGCGGCGGCTACGAACGTGATGGGATTGCCGCTGCTCCCGGCATTAACCGGGTTGAAGGCGGGCGTGTGGCGCGTGGCCGTGCCGGTCGTGGTGTAGCTGCCCGCGCAGACGTAGACGGTATCGCCCGCCGCCGCCGCCTCGCTCGTATTCGGCGTGGCTCGGTTCGCGTTGCCCCACGCAGCCCGGCCAATCGTGGCCCACGGCGCCGAACAGGACCCGTTGCTGTAGCTGGCCGCGACCGTGGCCTTACTGCGGCTGTCATCGCCGCCCGTCGCACACACGCACAAGCTCGCCTCGGCTTGACCAACACCGAGCAGCCAGAGCGCGCAGACGAGAAGCGCTAGTCGCACTTCCCAGCCCCAAGCAGTGTCAGCCCTCCCGTGCAGGTTGCGCCTGCGGTGGCCCCATCGAGATTCTGATGGGCGATCTCGCAATCGACGGAGTTGGTCGTCGTGGGCACCCAATCCAGAGCCGTCGTGCTGGACTGAATCAGATACCCGGTCCGCCAAAACGCGCCGCTGATAATCATGGTAGCGCCGTCGTTTCCCCACGTTCCGCCATTGCCGGTACAGACTGCGCCCATCACAGACAGATTGTGTGTGGTATCCGGGGTCAGATCGGCTCCGCTATCATGACTCGTGGCCGCCGTCGTTTCAGCGGCCGTCGTCGTATTTACACCAGTAACCCCTTGTGTGCTAAGCACAGCCGCCGTGCCTGTAAATTCCGCAATCGCAAAGGACTGCACTTCATTGGGGTCCGTACCAGACATCGTGCAGGTCACGTCTGTTCCAGTCGTGGTAGCTACTATGGCAAACACCTGAAAGGCTGATTGGTATGAGCCACCAGTCCCACCAACCGTCGTGATGGCCGTCATCGCATTGCCGTCGTGTGTACAACTCATGGTCCGTGATGGCAGCGTCCATCCCGTCCACGCGACCACGGTATTGCCCGACGTCACCGCACCTGGAAAGGACAGCGTTTGATCGAGCGAACCGCCAACCCACATCGTGCCAGACGTGCTGGAGGCGGTCTGTCCAGAGACAAGGGTAATTTGCGCCCACGCAGGCATCGCCCACACCAGCAGGGCCAGCAGGGCCAAAAACAATTTACGCATCCAAGAATCCTGCCTGATATGTTGCGTCGCAGTTGTATATGCCATTTCTTTAATCCTTACTTATAAGTGTAAAAGACCATGATTTCATTCGCAGCTACTTCTGCTACGTCTGAGTCAGCCGCACCTGTAACCAACCAACATGTCAATGCTGTCGAGAAACTCCATCCTGTTGGGAATGACGTCGTGAACCCAGCACCAGTTGTTGCGCCGGGAATTGCAATCCTCAATTCAGGAGTATCAGTTCCGGGTGCCGTGTTAGCCGCTGTGTCATTCTCACATTTCAAATATCTAACAGCCGCATTTGTATTTGTAGTCGTAATACTATAAAGTGTCCCAGCAGTTGCCTTCACAGCATGTTCATCTTCTGTTGAACCTGCTGAGATATGTGTGTATGCATCTGCTCCACCCGATGTTGCTGCAACTGGAGTCACTCCGCCAATTGTATTTGTGCCCGCAGGAATAGCCGATGCAATATCTACATTACCAATATTATTATCGCCAGCAGCAATACTAAGAACATCTACATCGCCAATATTGTTTGTTCCAGCAGGCAATGCACCAACGATATCCACTTGAACTTCAGTGCTGATAGCAGCGGCTAGCTCAACCATTGCATCATTCACAATATCATCCGTAGCAATCGTTACTCTTGTAGTATCAGAGTCAATCGTTCCAGAACCGCCAGCAGCTTGTGAAGCCCTTGCCCATGCTGAACCTGTCCAATAGTGTAGAAATGCAATCTGTGTAGGAACACTAGTTCCACCCGGCACAGAACCATCATCATCAACTGGAGTCCCGCCAGAACATCCCGACACACAATCAACCTGCATTTCATTGCCACTAATTGCATTATCCAATGTGGCCAATGATGTTGCTGCGGCAGCTAAATTTCCACCACTCTCCAGAGCCAATGCAGACGTATTTAAGTTAGTGCCAGCATTTGCCGTCACAGTTCCAGTTACCGTCACATCATTGTTTGCTCCTAGATTAACCAAAAGCCCATCTGCGGCAGTTCCGGGTGCGGCCACTAATGCATTACCAGCGCCCTCAAACAAAAGCGCAGTGCCCACAATAGTCGCATCAGTGTCACCCTCAGTATACTGTGTTCCAGCCGATGAACCGCCTGTGATATTGACATTCAATGATCCAGAAGTGGATGTAATCCTGTCCCACGTAGTTCCTTCAAAGCCAAACAGAAATGATCCAATTGAGCCAAATGTGGGATTCGCAGTATTATCTGCTGCTGCTGCTGGAGTTGCCCCAAATAGAGCCTCCAAATCCGTAGTGTCAACAGTTGCATTAACTGTCCCCGGTGCCTGATTTGTTGCCTGTGCACTGACATATGTCGCCGTGCACAGAACAAGAATGAGAGTTAAAAGTATTCTCTTCATAATCCTAAATCCTTACTTGTAGTAGAAAACTTCAACAGTGGCATCTGAGCCACTATTCCTGATGGCCCTGAAGTCTTTCAACTTCTGGAATCCGCTCAATGTCAACTGGTCACCTGTTGTCAGTTCATTACCAGCACTGGCCGATGGCGTTGTGCCGTCTGTTGTGTAATAGATACCATTAGTCACAACCGTAATGAGAACCACAGAAGCCTTGTGATCCTTGGCTACTTGGTTCTCAGTGTGAGTCTGCCAGTTTTCCAAAGTTGAAGTTGTGAATCCAACCGCAGTAGTTGACACCGTTATTCTTTCACGCGCATATTGGTCGAGTTTACCAAAAAACGCCACATCACTCATGATCTTCTGATCCTTTCTGCTCCTTCATTTTCTCAATCTTCTCCACACGGTCAATGATGAAATCATCGATATCCATCGCAGTGAATTCCTTCACCGTTCGCGTGCCTTTTTGCTGATTGCACTTCAAACAAGCAGGGACAACATTTTCAATCCTATGAGTGCCACCTTCTTGGATTCCCACCAGATGTTCGATTGTGACTTCCCGCACATTGTTGAACTGCGCCAAACAATACGCGCAACGATGATCGAATTGTTCCCACCTTTGCATCCATTCATTGAGTGTCAGTCGTGGTAGTCCGTGCCACTTACCTATCTTTTTGAGTCTCTCGATGTGATTTCTAGTGGTTTTTCGCCACCACAATTGTCGGACTTTGAACGGGCTTAAATGCCTCCCCATCTTTTTCCCATTGCTCCTTATATGCTATTCCCTGCTTCTGGCGCTCGTTACTAATCTGCTTCACAGGAGCATCTTCCCAACTTGTTTCTTTACCCGTGTGGCCAAATTGAGGAATCCCCACAATGCGATTGAAGTTCTCCTTCCCATAAGCCTCGCCATTGTTGCTCATCGATCTCTGCATGCTCAACATCTGTTGTTCATTATTAGAGCGCATCTTCTCAATTGCTTTCGCCGGTAATCCTCTTTCGGGATCGATGCCCTTCAAATAATCAATCAGAGAATCAGTGAGTGGAAAGAATCCTAGATTCATCCTGTAAGTGCGCCCCATCATCTTGCAAACAGGACACGCTATGATTCGCACCTCCCTAATCGGAACATTCAACCAAGTATTACACTTCGCGCATTGAGTCTTGTCCCCAGGTGTGATATCCATCACAAAAAAGTATCCATCCCTAATCATCTGCTGCTCATCGTCGTTTTCGAGGATGGGTTTGTCAGGCCACATCTGACCCCTAGCCGCTCTCTGTTCAATGCGATAGCGTTTGCTGAAATTAGACCACTTCACTCGTAATCGGCCATCGAAGTCCCTGTTTAATCGTTCTGTGAATTCCTGTGGAATCTCCATTCTTTTTGTGCTCCTTAGTAAAAAAGCACCCATCGGACACACTTTTTCTATGTCGTAAGAGTGCTTTTTTGATATGCTTAATTGATATGCTTAATTGTGAATTAGACTCGCGCCCATGTGCCAAGAACAGTCACAGCATGCCATCCAGCATTGCCATCACCGACAATAGTCATGCCATCTCCAATAGCGTCAGTCACAGCACTGCACTGTGCACTTGTAGTATTGGATGCCGTTGAACCACCCTTGAAGTAGATAGTCTCACTAGTTGCAGGTGTAATTGTGTGCCCACCACTAGTAGTCAACTGTCTGACTTGGAAATGCAATGTCGCGCCCTTACGACTCTTGGGCAATGTCGCCACAATAGTAGTAGTGGAATCAAAGACAATCAACTTACCAAGATCTTCCTTAGTAAGTGTCTCTGACGCACTTAGTGTCTTGACGCCCTTGAATGGAATCCCCGGAGGATTCTTTAAACTCGTAGAAATGTCTGCCATATTTTTCTTCTTTCCGTCCTATGACCCCCACTCAGGCGCATACATTGCGTATGCCCCATCTTTGAGAGTGAAGTTTGAACTGAAACATACCAGAACGGTATGTGATAAATTAATGCGGGAATAGACAGTTTTGCACTGTCTATCTAAACTGACTAGTTATCTATATAATAGCATCAATTGCAGGAAAAATCAATGCTTTATTCTTACTCAAATTACAAACAGGATGAGCTAACTGGATGTTGTCAAAAGTATGAGTTCCGCCTGCTGATAGTGGGATAATGTGGTCAAAATGCCACTTATCACCAATAGATTGTTTGCATATTCCACACATCATATTAGATTGCTCAATAATTCTATTGTAATCAATACGCTCTACAGAAGTCTCTTTCTCTATTGCCCTTCTGCGTGCTTTGATTTCGCGCCTCTTGATTTGTTGTTCGGGTTTGACTCTGCATTTGTCACGTTGGGCTTTGATCTTTTCTTTATTATTCTCACGCCATGTTTTTGAATAGATACGATGTTTTTCTCTGATTGCTTCTCTGTTAGCTTCTCTATATTGCTGCCGTTTGATTAATTCCTGCTCATGATTTGCATAGTAGCGTTCGCGTTCTTTTTGGGAAAGTTCAGCCCTACGTTTTTCCTTATAGGCTAAATTTCGGGCTTTAACTTTTTCTTTTACATGAGGGAGTTTATTATATTCCCTCATATACTTTGCATGTTCTTCTTTGGTGCGCATTATTCCTTCCTTTCTGGACAACTGAGTGATATTACTCAGTATATTATCTCAGATTAGAAGGTAAATGTCAACTCCAAACCTAAGACCAGATTTCGTTAAGTCCAAGTAGAACACCATTCTGGTTCCTAGCCAAACAACCTAGCTCCATGTAACCAAACAATGTTGCGCCGTATCCGTCGATATCACCACCTGAGAGGCGGTAGAAGATCGAACCGTCTTTATCCCTTAAAGACATCAATTAATTTTCATTAATTGCTGGACTTTATCATCAATTCTCAAATGCAAGAATCGTTTCGCGTAAAGTCTCTGAGGATTCTTCAACACACTCAATTGTGCTTTCATATCTTCTCGTAAACTTTCATCAGGTTCACTGCTGCAAAATTCCAATAGCAGTTGCGCCTCTTCTTGTTTACCGTGCAGATAAGGAATAATGACTGGAAGTAATTGCCTCATGCGCTTGAACCCAAGCACTCTAAGTGACCATTTAGGTCTATTAATTCCATCGGCTTTGCAATCAATGTGGCAACCAGTGTGCCTTTTGATGATGTCAGCCGCTCTGTCAATATCCAGTGGATTTGTATTTACAATATCAAGAATAGGATAATGAAAAATTTTGCCTGCTTCATTCTTCCTATAGATGCCAAAACATCCTTCTCCGTCAATAAATCCACCAAGCCAGTGTAAAAGTCTTTCCTGCTGATTGTCCATTTTAAATATCCTTTCTACTTTTCCATCATTAGGGAAAAAGGCTTTAGGAGTTTCCAGCATATAGCGAAATTTAAAGATTGGACAGATAATTAGACAGCCAACACATTACTTGTGTTGGAGTGTAGGTCGTTTATCCAATCAAGTGGTGCCATCTGCATCAACTTCATGCTTGATGGACTCAACACATAGACAGCGTTTCTCCGGCACTGTGGGTCGTCGTTCCATGGCTTGCCATTATAGGATACAACCTCCCAACCACCGTCCAACTTCATGGTGTTGTAGAACATCCTCTGATCCTGACATGCCTTGACATATGTGTCCCTCATCGCTGTGTGCGAGTGAATGAACTTCAAGTCACCTGTCTCGGCATCGCTCTCTGTGGTGATCCTGCTGATCAACTGTTGGAGATCCTTGAATTCAAAATCCCTTCTAGTTGCATCAGCACCAATTGTGACAGCTACCCAATCAGGATAGGTAGTCACTGGCAATCCGTGCAATCCACTTGCCAATGTCGGAGGATTCGATGCGCTTACAATTGCTTGCAAACCAACGATTTCCTTGCCATTTGTTCCCGGCAGAACGGCATAGTCGCCATCTGCTGAGCCTGTGACAGTGCCAGTCCATGTGATTGCCGTCGAACTTGTGCCCTGTGTTCCGCGCACAACTGCAATGTCTGTTCCCAATGTCGTAGTGTCATCTGTTGAAGATGCGTCCACAACATCTACTGTGATAGTAGGCGGCAATTCATATGGCCTATTGCCCAAGTTGTCATCGACGTTTGTTCCTGATGTGTCATCAGCGCCTGTCCAATAGAACAATGCGCCAGTTCCGTCACCATTCACCTGCCGATTGAGACTCCTCTTGGTGTCCTTCATCACATACTGCATTTCTGAGTCAATAGCTCTCACAAATGAGCCCTTGTTGCTCTTTGTTGCAGCAATAACCTTACCAGTCACACTGATGCGTGAGTAAAGCTGCTTAACAGGCACGATTGCACGCACATAGCCCTGCTGACCGGCTGTTGGCAATGTGCCACTCTCGGCCCTAGCTACTGCTGCTGCTGAGTTCCTTGTGCGGTGAATAGCGATAACAAAACTTCCACCCTCAGTCGGAACAATGTCCTTTTCAATCTGTTTCAATAGCGGTGTGCTATTGGGCAGCAATTCCTGAAGAGACGGTAAATCAATTCGTCTCGGATTGGACTATATCTTTCTCAAGGGCGCTTATGGCCTCAACGGGCGTTGAATCCCTATGCCTAGTCTCTACACCTTCAAGAAGAACTTTCATTCGTGCATTTATCTGCTGCACATCCTGTTCAACTTCTTCTCGCTTGGCTCGGTATTCTCGTAACTCGTAATCGAGAAACGCATTCACCGAATTCACCCTTTTATTGTCGCTTCGTGCTTTTAACAATGCAGCAAATAAATACTGACATCTACCACATTGCGTGCCACCACTTCTTTTTCCAGTGTGTTCTTGGGCTCTGTGCGATAAAAAAGACCTCGCCACCTTGGCTTGTTCTTTCTTAACAATCAGAAATGGAATGATTTCTTCTAAAAATCTCGCAGCCTTGTGTTGGTTCAAGGCGACTTTCCAAAACTTCTTCTCGTGATGATGCGATAAAATTGCTTCTGGATATTCTCTCCACATCAGCATCACTGCTTGTGGGTCGTCCATCTGCATACACACCTTCAATTGATAAGAGCCTTTTTCTTGCTTGTGAATGCCTACATGGCCTTCACCATCGAACACACCAGCCAAATATGATTGAAGCTGGCTTCTCTTTCTATTCATGACCACTCTCCTTTTTCAAGAGCAGATTATTCAAACCCGAAGCGTCTAGTGCATTCTTTCGTTTACACCTCTTTGAGAATCGGAGTTGCCGCTGTTGCGTAATCAAAACCCATAGTTTTTAATTCCTTTCATCTAATCCAATAAACGTGATGCAGCTTCTCTCAAAGCCTTGTGATCCCACTTTCCATCTTTGCCAATGAATGATTGTTTCTGTTGTTTCTGCGCATTCTTTGGCGGAATTGGGGACCCATCACTTGGTTCCAATAGAGCCTTTGCCTTTTTGTCATCGGCCCTCTGTTGTGTCGCTGCGATTTTAGATTTGAACTTCGAAGCCCAATCATTAGCAATTGTGACAGCATACTCAGCACCTTCTTCCAATGACTGAGGCCCCAACTGGACCACAGCCCATCTCAGGTTTTGTTCAAAATTCGGAATCACTTCCTTCAGAACTTGATATTGATCGTTCTCCAAGACATTCTTATTGAGCATCTGTGTGAAACGATTCATCTCCTTCTGTTGTTCGAATTCCTGTTTGACCTGTTTTGCTGCTTCCACAATCTGTCTATTAATCTGCTGGTCACGAGCAGCGATCTTCTGTTCAATCGTCTGACCAAGCCTTTCAGCTTCTTGACGCACTTCGCTAAGTGTCGCAATCTCATCTCGAATCTGTTCCTTTTGCTGAACGGTAGTCGCTTGCTGATGTTGAGTCTGGAGTTGGCCATATTTCTGCGCCAATCCCTGCTCATAAGCCTTCAACTGTCGGGCTGCGGATTCCAATTCAGCATACTGCCGAATGAACAACTCCTCAGTCTCCTTGCGACCTTTTGCAAATTCCTGATTCTTCTTGTGCCACGCGGCCTCGCGTTGAAGTGAATCCTTGAATTCCTTATACGGAACTTCTTGAATCTCACCATCAATCTTGACCCTTACCAGTGCGTCGTCAGTTAATTCAAGCACCTTTCCCTGAGATTCAACTTGCTGCTCATTGGATGACAAATCCGATTGTTCCTGAGTCAGTGTTGTTTCTTCTGATTTCTCCAAATCTACTTTGTCATTGGTTATCGCTGCATCTTCAAAATGCTGTGCTTTTGCGGCCAATGCTGCGAAATCCGGACCTGCTTGATAATCTAATTCCTTGCTCATTCAACGCTCCTTTCGAACCATTTTTTGGTTGGACCACACAACTCTCATTATCTGCTGTTGTGTGTGTGTCTCCTAGAAATGTGAAATTAAACATAGCCCCTTGCGTTGTGGGGATACTATGGATTTACCGATCACTGCAAATCAAAGTGTTTACTGCGGCATGTCCTGTTGAGGTTGCATGCCATTCTGTGGACCCATTTCTGGTCCACCTTGCATTTCCTGTTCCGGCCCTTGTTGGCTGACTCCACCACCATTCATTTGTGGACCGGGCGGATTTGGATTCTGTGGTCCCATCCCACCGGGTTGTGGGCCACCTTGTGCCATAGCCATCTGAGCCATACCAGCATTCACCTGCTGGCTGTGGAGCCATTGCAATTGCGCCAAAGGTTGCTGCATGTTAAACTCAGAAGCCATCATCATGGCCTGTTGGGGATTGATATAATTCAAATGCACAATAGCGTGCCATACATTCTGCTGCCATTGTTCCTCAGTCCACGCACTTGTTTCGGGGGACTTGAATAAATCCGTATGAGATTCCCAATGTTCAACATGGTTCTCCCACGGTTGAGGCTTCGGCAATGGCTGGAACTGAATCATCATGATATTCTCATGCTGAGCCTGTTCTCGGTCTCTCTGGACTTGATCGGTATCGAATTCCGTATACCCGCCCATCCTGCTTATGTCGTTAATTCTCTTGAGAACCTGTGGGTCTCTAATGTCGCCCATCAATCCATCACCGGCCCATTGACGAATCATATCCAACCTAGCACTCCTCAGTGGAGGCATCATCGTATCTGGCTCAATCTTCACATCGGCATTCTCATCGATTGAATCAGCGCTGAATTGATAGACTTCTGGGATATTATTCTTACCCGTAATCGAGATCATCCTCGGAATGTCATAGAATTGCTTCATCAAATGCCGAATTTTCATGTAAGCTTCTTCAAGAGCCATTGCGTTACGCTGAATCGCTGGCCCATGCACTTGGTCGGCCGCTTCCTGCAATAAGGATGTCTGATAGCCACTAGTAGCTGTCCCCGCACCACCTGTCGTTGATGGATAAATCAATGAAACATCATCGAATTCTTTCTTCAAATGCTGGATGATGTTCCAAGCATCCCCCACAACAGATTGTGGTTGTAAGAATTGCAACGGATTCCCCTGCAAACCGGGGATGGCATTGATTTCCAGTTTCTCACCTGCCTCAGTGGTATACTGATTTGGTCCCAATCCCAATTGCTTATAGACAACAAGTTTGGGGAAAAAGTGCATCGTCAAGTTCTCAGCCAACTTCGAGCGATATTCATTATATTCACTTTGTAATGGCACTAAGCGTTCAACAAATGCATCCGGCCAAAACTGTCCTGGTGCGGCGTCATCTACGAATTCTACAAACGGATAAGGATTCTCCGGACTACATGCGATGAATGATCCCGGCAACATTGGTTGTTGTTTGAGCAGTTTCTGTGATGCCACAACTGCATAGTGTCCATGAGGATATTCCTCACATGGTTTCATGAATCTTTCAATTCTGAGCACATATGGTTTCGAGTCGCCATCATCTTCTGTCCCTGCTCGTGCACCAGGGCCCAACATCCTCGTCCCCAAGTCTGCAATCTGGCGTTGATAGAAGAACAACTCATTATCCTTGGACTCACCGCTGATTTCGCCAGCAAATTCTGGGAATCTCGCCTCCAAATCGCTCACCTTGACCAATTTGGCTCTCAATATAAAAGGCTGATCACCCAAGAGTTCAATCCCAGGATCAGCAGGCAATAGTTCAAAAGCGGAGACAAAATCCACCTTGATTTCGCCCATTGCCAACAGTTTCTGGCCATTCACAGCATCCAATGAGGGAGCATGGCCAATCGCCTTATCGTCCCACCTGATTGCCCAGAATGCCTTACCAGTCAGTGGAGTCCACTGATTGACCTGCATATAACGCTGCCTGATGTGGCCGCGACGAGTGATATATTCGAGTGCTTTCTGAGATGCTCTTGCGTTGAAGATATCCTCCCTATCTGATGTCGCTGGCTGGACAGTGGGATTAGGCGGGCTCTTCGTATATTTCGCCACACGCGCAATATATTTAGTTTTAATATAATTGATTCTTTTGCGCTGTCTGTGCTTGGGTTCTGATTTTACCTCCAACCTATCAGTGTCCACATTGAACCTGACATCAGGAAATCCCCTCAAAGCAGATGCATTGATATACCAATTAATCTCATACGGCCTCCTCTGTTGGCGCGCATAATCATATTGGTTCATAATCTCAGCTACTAATTTGCGCTCAGCAGCTTCTGCCTCAGCTTGTTGTTGGGCCAATAATTGGTTGGCTTCGATCACAGCAGGATCCATAGTTTGGGTAGGATCATTCCCAATCTGGGCATCCGGCGCCAAATATAACAATTCCTGTCCTGCTTGTTGGGTGTCAATCGCCATCACATAATCCCATCTTCATCTGCTGTGCTCATCAATCCCAATTCATTGAGCATCTTGTGCGCATCCAATTCAGTCCACTCATCGGCTTTTTTTGCCAATGGATGTTCCAATTCCTCACGCGCATCAAAAGACGCTGCACCCGGAGTAGATTGTTGTTGGGGTTTGAACAATTGCAACCATTCCCTCTGTGCGCTTGCTGTAATAGTCACATGTTCCAATAATTTCTCCATCAATTTCATCGAGGCATTTTGTTGCTTCACCAGAGTATCGATTAATAGCTGGTTCTGCTCGGTGACGCTCATCTTCTTAGTTCGCACTCAATAGTCTCCTTTGTGGGGGCTGCGTGGAGGGGCTGCGTTAGTTAGACCCAAGCCACATAATGGTCTTCAAAATCACTCCTAGCACCGATTTTCTTCGCCTCAATCTGCGCTAAACCTTGTTCCCACAATGTGGGTTCCTTTTTCAACTCCTTCTGCTGTGAAGGTCTGAACTGGATTGCCAAATCCGCGGCCATCGCTACCACAGTCGCCACATCATCATGTTCACCCTCTGGTGCGCTGATTTGAATCGTATTCTGCGCGCTCCTCTTCATCGTCAATCGAGTCAATTGTTGATAGATTTTGTGATGATTCAACAACTTGATCGTCCCTGTGCGCAACAGTGTGTTCAGTGACCCATACATTCTCGCCTTTGAGCGTGCTGTGAAGTCATATTTGATAACCACAAGTCCATGTCTGAGAGCAATTTGTTGGAGTGCCTCCAACTGATATTGGTCGCTGTAAATGATTGAAATATCCCACCTTTTACACTCTCTGGCAATCTCAGCCATAACAGTTTCGGGATTGATTTCCAAGCCCAACTTCTTATTCGGAGTCCACGTTTTCAGCACATCTTGAACAATCTGGCCTTTATGATCATTGTGCATGATTGTGAACGCGAATTCATCTTGTTTGAAAGCAGGGTCCATTGTTGCGACAAATGATGGAATCCAACCCTCACTGAGCACTTCTTGCGGACTTAGTTCCTTGTGCTCTTTTTGGGTGCACTTATCAACATCACTACCCAAGATGAATGATGATACTGTTTTAACAAACCTTGCCAGATATTCCCGAACAAAACCTTCAGGGTCCCTAGCTTGTTCTTTCTCCATCTGGCTTCTCATGAAACCCTTCATAGTCGGGTTTTCCATCGCAGCCGTCGAAGATCTCAGCACTAATGAGTCTTTGTATTGTGGCTTCGATAGGTCATCCTTTGCCAGTTTGCGCCCATCAGTTCCAGCTTTATAATATTCCCACAATAATCCCACTTCTGTATATGGTGAACTGATAATGAGCATCTTTCTGTGCGGGAACTGAAATGTGCTCGGTGACACTGCGCGTTGGACTTCATAATCAGGGTCAGCAGCTTCGTCTGATGTGGCCCAGAATCCAACCTCGTCCATGATGATAATCGGCATTGCCCAACCACGGCCTGTTTTAATCCGTGGCGGCTCAATCTGCACCGTGAGATTGTTGGCGAATTTCAAAAAATTCGGCTTCTCATCCACTAGAGTAGCTGCGAGAAATGGCACTTCTTTTGCTAGAAGTGCAATCGTGCGCATATTGACACGAGCAGTCGACAAATCCTGTGCAATGTAGGGGATGACAAATTCCTGTCCATCTTTCACATGAGCCGCATGGCCACCGAAGATGATCTCATAAAGCGCAATGAAACAGGTAATGTAACTCTTGCCACTCCTACGGCCAATGAGTGCTACTAGTTCCTGGTATTCCTTGGGCTCATATGGATAAGCCCACCATTCTTCCACAAATCCCAATGAATCAATCTTGCAATTATCGTTGAGGACAGCCCATGCTTTTTGTTCATCCACACTGTTCAACGGGAGCCCATACAATGCCTTAATAATCGTCTGCTGTGGAACACTCAATTGTTTCCACAGTTTGCCCATTAATTTGTCATCGCCCACAACTACTGATAGTGGTGTGCGCTTTTTGAAAATATCATTCATATTTAGGAAAACTACGTGGGTTATCGACGTGAGTTATCGACGTGGGGGTTAGGGCCTAAACTCGCCCTTGTTGATGGCCTCTCGCACTTTCTCAACTACCTTAGTGTGCGCAGCGGATAACAACTCATCCTTGGCCTCAATCCTATGGTTGTTGGAATCCTCCATCACCACAGTCCACTCGCCACCCTTCTCAGATGTCTGCGTTGATGGTTGCCATCGACTCTCGTTGAAAGCGTCCAATAAATCCTGATATGGACTCCACATTTTCAATTCCCCCTATACATGCGCAAATCGTCATCAACTACTTTGGCCATCTTCCTTGTCGCTTGACGACGCGCTTTTCTGTCCAATTGTGGATTCATCTCCACCATCAAAACTTGCCTGTAGAATGCCCTCCTCTGCTGGCGACTCATACCCTCTGTCGTTTGTGCTGCTTCCACCTTCAATGAGCCCAACGATTTCTCCCCTATCAATACTTCGTTCTGTGTTGCGTTCTGCTGTGATGTGTCCATCAATCGTCTCATCCTCCTCGCCAGCATTTTCACGCAGTTGATTGATGTATGCTGCTAAATCATGCAAACTATCAGGATGCGCATTTTCTGTTTTTCCAGTCTGCTTTTGTTGTTGTTGTTGAGCCCAGATTGTCTTGTCCAACACCTTCATCGCCAATTCGCCATCACCATCCTCCAGGGCACTCTTCAATGCCTTGATGGCCATCGGCACAACATCCACCAAAACAGCATCTTCATACTCGACTGTGATTTTGGCTTTTTTGGCCCAACTCAATGTTCTCTTGACAGTCTCAGGATGCACATTCATCTCTTGTGCAATTTCCTTGTTTGTCATGTTCGCAGCAACTTTCATCTGCAACATCTGTTTGGCTCTCAGAGCACGAATTTCTGGGTCATGAATTGGCACTGTTGGTTGTGCACACTAAAATGTGCATCCTCCTTTTAAGAAAGCTACGTGGATAGTTGATGTGGATAGTGGATGTGGGAATCTTCGTTGTTGAAGGGGCCGACTCCGTGCGACTGAAAACGCCAAGGAGGAAGACGCGCCGCACGGTGGCCCTTTTAGATCCATGACAATCAGCAATAATCAATAATTATTGTCGCTGATGTTGTGTTTGTATAAATAGTATAACATTTCCTTATAAAATGTCAACACATTAATGGAGCTACTAAAAAGCTATTTTGAAGACTACGTGAGAGATTCCGTGATGTGCAAATATTGGTCATTTTTTCTGCGATTCCTACAATATTTGAGAGTGACACACATCGTGACACACCTTTAAGTTCAATGGAATCAACTACTTATGGGAAATGGACACAAAAAAGTGCCCCACTATGTCAAGATGGTTGTGACACAACTAAAGTGTTGATTCTAGGGCACTTAACTGCCCTCTATGGGGGTATGTCAGGGCACCCTTATATAACAGACGTGACACAGGGGAGGCTTAGAAAGCCCTCCCCCTGTCGTCACTTACTGGAATTAGTTATTAGTCATTGAGGTGTGTCAAGCTAGGATGACACAGATAAAGTGTTGAAAATAAAGTGCTTAATTGGCAACCTCCATTGTTGTGTCAGCTATACTACTGTGAGTTGACACAGTTTGGCCTGACATACCCACCACAGCTTGATGATGGGGGTTATTATCGTCGATAGTAAATAATGGATTGATTGGGGCGGCCGTTCTTTGGCCGCCCCACCAACATTTATCCCCCACCGTTCACCTCCACTAGTTGCTTATTTTGCATTAACTACTATCACTAAATGTTGTGGTATATGGTGTGCGTTGTGTGTTGACAAATATTGATATAGCCCTCAAGCTAGGGGGTCTGGAAATTTTCTCTCAGGTGCTTCGCAGTAGCCGGGGAGGGGTGGGGGGAGAAGGATGTCATACGGAGATGGATATCATGCACAATGGTCATGGATGATAAGTCCTTACGAGTCAATAGGTTAGAGACATCCACATATCCGCATATGTCGATATCGCATGAGTGGAGGTGATTGTATGCGCATTGATCATCCCACTTGGGTTATGGATAGCATAAGCATTTTATATTTGACTAAGCATCGTCGATTATGGTAGTTGGCGCAACCTATGAGTTTATTGTATGGGTCGGGCGGATACTATTCACACCCACTTGGGGTATATTGACTAGGCCACTAACATGGACACCGGCCGGAGGCACCTTCGATAGAGAATGAAAATGGTTAACACCGTTAAGTTAGTCAAGACTCGCCAGTCCCGCATTCATCCAACGCAGGGTGAACAGTGGCGATACGTCGTCACACAGGACGGCCACAGCGCGGGAGTTTGGGCTTCGTCACCACGCCAAGCAATCAGTCGCGGCATCAAGCAGATTGGTCGCATAGGCGGCTCCGTTAGTCAATGGGCAGACGTGGCGCATCACAGCGCGGCTGGACGTGACATCAACGGACCGTCATCCAGCGCGGCAGACATCAAATTGCAGACCGCACGGGTCAGCATGGACGACAGACAGATACGCATCCAAGGCGTTATCACGCGGGAGACTCGCATTGATGACGAACTGACACAGCTTTCGACAGTCAAGGCCAAGCGCGCCAAGACTGTTGACAGGTTTCTCGACATCCGGCCGCTGGTCGAGGACCACAACGCACAACAGGCGGCTATCAGGGTCAACAAACGAAAGGCATAGGACAATGGATACGAACCGACTGAACACGATTGCTCGCCGTCTCGCACACTACGCTTCGGAGCTTCGCGTGACCGACAACAAGACCGGAAAGCCTGTCGCGGGTCAGTGCTTCGGCCGTTACTTCATCCGGCTGGACAAGGACACGGGTGACGCTCAGCCGGGAGCACTGCTCGCGCTGGTCATGGCGGAAGCTGCGGCCGCTGGCATCAAGCTCACGTTTGACGACATCTTGCAGGGTATCGAACACGGCCACGCGGCCAACCCGCCCATCCTGCACTCGTTTGGCGTTCGTGGCTTCGCGACTCCGGAACGCGCCGCTGAACTCGGAGCGGAGACACTGGCCGCACGGCAGAAGCGCGCCACGGCCATGGCGAAGGTGAGCGCACTTCAGGCAAAGGCGCGTGCGGCCAAGGCCGCGGCCGAGGCCCGCAAGGCTTGGGGCGTCAAGGGCCCCAAGTAGCACATCTCGGCTTCGGCTCCGGTGATGGATGGGAACTTCGGTTCCCATCCATTTTTTTTTTGCCTTTCTGCTCTAGCCAAAATCCTGCCCCACGCCACACACCACGTAGATAACTATCTGAAGAGGTAGACGATGAACGCTTACGGAATCAACTTCGGACTTCCACGCATCGAAGACAAGATGCGTGCTTCGTGGAAGAGACAGTCTGCGCATATGGGGAGAAATCGTTATCTCCAAGGCGCGACAGACTCACACACGCAAGCACTGGCTATGATCGCAGTAGCCAGTAACGGCAGACGTCAGATGCAGACCTGCGCGTTTCGATTCGCACAGAAGGACTGGATCGGCATTGTGGAGGTGTGGCAACGATGAAAAAGCAACGCGAAATCCGTATCACTCTCGATGGGATCACAAACTATGTGACTGTCGAAGGCCCGATGCACGTCCACTACTCACCCTCATATGGGTGTCTGCGCTTGATCACGCAGCCCCACAAGGGAGGGCGTTTCATCTACCGTGGTTACGAGTGCTGGCAATTGTGCGCTAACAAGGTGGAGTTCTTGTGAAAAACGACGAATTCCGCGCATGGTGCGATGCGATCATCGCGGAAGCCAACAAGAAACCACTCGGCCCTCCAGTGGTGCCAACACGAGATAACAATTGCGAGGGTCCATCTCTCGCGGTGACACAATCTCAGGACTACAAGAACTCTGCCCGCAATCGCAGAACATCATTCAAGTATCGTTCAACGTCAGAGTCGCGCATCGAAATAGGCGACAAGGCATTCGAAAGATACTACTACACACACCTAGCAAGCACAGAATGATAAAAGGGAGACGCATTCCCCTTTTTTGCTCTGTAGCCACAATCCTGCCACCACACGCCCACAGACGCAGTTAATTGGAGGGAGCCCATCATGAAGACACTCGCATACGCATTCCAGAACATCCACGTCGACCACAAAACAGACGGTTGGATTTTCCACCGTCTGACACTGCCAAGGGGATATGCGATTTACAAGCACATCTCCACGGGCATGACTGCGAGGCCCATTGTCCAGGGCAATGGAGTCTTCAAGGGCTATTCGATCATCGACGCTGACGGCAAGGTTGTCGGATGTGTGAAGAGTCGCAACGAACTGCCATGATTGTGGATTGGCTCACACTCCACAACACGGCAAGAGCACGTAATTGGCGTATCTGTTATTGGGATGCACGTTTGCCATTCGTGCGTTCTGATTGGCTGATGACTGCCATTAGTGATCGTTCGTGAACCTCAAGACAACAAAGGACGCCAAGGATTTGGTCGAAGCACTGATTGATGGCAACACGGAGTTTGTTATCACGTTCAAGAAGGAGAATTAAGAAATGAAAATCACAGTCAGACAACCCAAGCCGCAGCCACCGCAGAAAATGTATTGGGACAATAAAGATCTGCCAGCAGGAACAATTGTTGGCACATTCGAAAATGAGCCTCGCTTTTTGATATTGAGTGAGACCCGATATATGGATCTGGAAACTCTCGCCATGTATGCATTGAGGTCTGGTGAATTCGGCACAGGCCGTCCACTTTTCACAATCGCAGAAATCATCTGCGAACCCAAGATTACGAAAGCATGATGTCATTCATACTCCTCCTCATTGGCAGGATCACGCATCAGGATATACGCATACTCAATGAGATCAACCAGAAACCATTGAGTGTGAAAAGAGAGTGGAAGATGGACAGGAGAGAGCAATGGTGGCGCTAATGACAATTGAGCAACTAATTGCGCAATGGCGAGAGCAGGGTTTCTCAGATAAGGTCATCGCAGAAGCATTGTGGCAGAGGATGACTCAACAGAATCGTCGATAACCTCATAGGAGATTAAAAGATGAGCACAAGAATAAATGAGATTCTGGGCGCAATCGAGGATGTTCTGCGCGCTGACACTGCAGATTCCCGTCATTTGTGGAACATCCTGACGGGGCTTCGTGGGTGTGACCACAATAATGTCCCCGATAAGCATGATTTGAAGATGAGACTGACTGCACCAATTAGGACTGCTGCGTTTGGTTTCATCCATCCTAATAGGAATCAGATAGGAGCTTTCTTTACACCACAAGAAGAGATGCCGGATGCTGAGACTATGAAGTTGCATTTGGTTGATGCTCTACATAATGATCGGATTCCATTTCACTACGCAACGCACTGTGGTTCAGCATGGAGAGCGCTCCAGACAATCGAGCGCTCTCAGTGGAGGAATGACAAATGATACCGATTGAAGTAGGCGATTGGGTTTTGTTAGACGATAATCGTTTATGCGAAGTTGAAGGCACGGACTTTGACGCGGGTTGATGGCGAGAAGATGCCTTATGGTGGCGGCTCGTGGTTTATGTCGCAGAATGTCTTGGAGATTCGTAAACCCAATGGCGATATATGGAGGAGGAGTAACAAAAAGCATGACACTAATCAAGCATGACAAACAGGATAAGCTGCGACAGTTAGCACTCAAGGGGTGGGAACATCGCAAGTGGTATTCGCACACTCGGAATGCGGCCATCAAGAGATTCGACAAGGATGCTGATGAGTGGTTGACATTCTTTGCTCTCACATCTCCAAATGCCACAGTTGCTGCGAATGCTTCTCTAGCCACAAAAGCATTGGAACAATACAAATCCCAACAGCCATTTGTGGGATACATGAAAACAGTGACCAATGCTCTCAATCACTGGAAAGAGCACGGTGAAATTGACCCATCAGCGGGATTCAAGGTGAAGAATTTCTACTGCAATCTTCACCAGCAATTGGAATGCATCACAATCGATAGGTGGATTGCACGCGCATGGGGGCTGAAAAGCAATCCCTCTTCCATACAGACGTATTCAACTATCGCCCTCCATATTCGCCGTTTGGCTGATGAACTTCAATGCGAGCCTGCTGAGTGCCAAGCTGCAATTTGGGGCGCACAACTCATCGAATCCGGTAAGCCTGTGACTGATGTCCACAGCCTGATAAAGTGGACTGGGACACAACCGCGATTGTTCAACATCCAAGAAGGGGGATTGATAGCATGACACAGGATGAATGGCTGCAAAAGGCCCGAGACAGCAAAGAAATACTACTTGGCATCACATATAATTATCATCCTATACAGAGGCCAGTAACTCAGGCTTTGATGGATGAGGAACTAGCATTGAACATTACTGCACCGGATGCTGAATTTGCTTGCGAACAAGTTAGGCGGCAGATTAAAGCACAGGACGATGATCCATTACAGAAATTGTCCGCTGCCATTGATTCAGGTCATGTTGATGTAATCATGAATGTGTTGAATCAAGTGTGGTTTGGTATACCAGAGTCAACATCGTGCTGGGGTATTAAAGGTTTTCATGAGATGGTGAGTTTGTTGGAAGACCCACCCGATGATGAGGAGGAAATTTAATGTCCACACCATTAGTCATCATCGACATGCAGTATGAGTTCAGCGCAGCATCCAAAGCACTAAAGGGTGTCCTCAAGCAAATCCGTCTGGCCAAACGTCGCAAGGCGCAGATTGTTGTGGTTGAATACACCAATAGCGATCCCACTTACAGGGAAATCCACCTCAGCTTGAAGAACTATAAGAATGTCAAGTGGATCGAAAAGTTCACAGATGACGGATTCGGTGCGCTGCGTAAGAAAGTGTGGCCCAAGAAGTGGCCCTCTAAACTGCGCATCTGTGGAGTCAATCGTTGTGCGTGTGTTGGAGATACTGCGCGTAGCATCCATCATAAAACAGATTCGTTAGTTGAATATGCGAATGATGCCATTAGTTGCTCCCACGATGGGATGGGTGGTAAATGCTACTCACTGCGCATAACGGGTAAGAAACAGAGATTTCTCTAAACCCATAGGAGGACCCAAGGAATGGATAGGATTCTGAAAAAGGGCGGCAAGAAAATCATCTACAGGGATGGAATCACGAAGACACAATCCAAAGAATCCAAGCAGCAATTGAAGGAGAACAAAAGGTGAGTTACTCAGCGATTGTGACTGGGTTGAGAAACGTTAGACCGCATCCCAATGCTGACAGACTACAAATCGCGGATTGTTGGGGCGACCAAGTAATTGTAGGACTCGACCAAAAGGAGGGTGATGTTGGCATCTATTTTCCTTGCGATGGCCAACTGAGTCACGAGTTCGCTGTAGCTAATGGATTGTATTCGAAGAGTGCCAGACAGCAGTTGGGATTAGCGGAGTCCGATAAGGTTGGATTCTTCGACACAAACAGACGAGTGAGGGCACAGACATTCAGGGGTGCAAAAAGTGAGGGATTTTGGATTCCTCGCACAGCATTAAGTTTTGCCATCAATGTAAATTCACCTTTGCTGTCGAGTGTGGGCGATAGGTTCACTGAGGCTGGTGGGGTTCCAATCTGCAATAAGTATATCACCACCAAAACTTTCATGGTCGCCCAACAGAATCAGCGCACTGTTAAGAAGGGCGAATTGAAGGGATTCCCCAAACACTATGACACAGAACAATTCCGTTACGGCTCAGACGATATCCCGCTTGGCTCACTGGTATGGATCACAGAAAAACTCCATGGCACATCACACAGATTTGGTTGCGTGGCTCAGATTGTGCCGACGAATTGGTTTCTCAGGCTATTGGGCCACACACAGAGGATTCAATACTCCTTGGAACATGGGACCCGCAACGTTATATTGGGTGCCACCAGTGGAACCGGATATTATGGCTCTGATGCATTCAGATTCAAAGCACTTATGGGAGTAGAACCACGAAAAGGCGAAGTGTTGTATGGCGAAATCGTCGGATTCCACGCGCCACAGCAACCAATCATGCCCCCTGTGGATGTGCCCAAAGAACTGAGCGACATCAGCAAACGTTATGGAGCAAAGATTACATACAGCTATGGCCAATCACCAGGACAATGCAAGTTCTATTGTTACCGCATCCTACAGTTCAACGAGGATGGTCAATGTGTGGAATTAACACCCCCACAGGTTAGGAAAAGGTGCCACCAACTCCAGATAGAATGTGTTCCGTCGTTGACGCAAGAATTTTGGCAATGGCATCACGGACCCTCATATGCAGACGACGGACCTGTTGTCATCTACAATGATAATTGTCGCCAATTGCTGAAGAAGGGATTGGAGGTTATTGTTGAGGGACCATCGACTTTAGACAGTAGCCATCTGCGGGAGGGTGTGATTGTCCATGTTCTGACACCAGACGGCAAACAGTATGCGCTCAAGCACAAGAGTTTTGCATTCAAAGTGCTCGAAGGCATCATCAAATTGGATGATTCAGTAGCAGATATGGAGGAATTTTCATGAACAAGATTCTGTTTGTTGCAGTAGTCAGTATTCTGTGCGTAGGTTGTGGTAATCTTAACAGGGAGGTTGCCAAATTCACAGGATATTCACGTTCGTGTGTAGATGGTGTCTCGTATTTACAGTTTCCATCAGGAGTCACAGTAGAATACACTCCTAATGGTAAGATCAAGACGTGTTCATAGGAGCATAAGATGATCCCACAGACAATCACCGTTGAAGTTACAGAGAAGCACTTGGAGAAGGCTATCTATGAGGCATTGACACGATTGAATGTTAAACCAGCAACGTATTCTGTGTTCAGCAATAGTGTTCGTTTCATCAACCGTCCTGAAGGAGTATAAGAAAATGGCACATCAAATCGATTTCGAAACGGGTATGGCAGCATTCAGTTTTGCAGGTTCACCAGCGTGGCATCGATTGGGCCAACCAATGACCCCAGAACAGCAGAAGAATGTCCAGCTTGCCATGCAGCACAGCAGGACGGATTTTCTCGTAGAAGGTATCAAACTGTATGGGCAGATGAAGGATGGCACTGTGATCCCATTCGATGAATGGAAGGGGATTATCAGGACGGATTCGAAGTTCCCACTTTCAGTGGTGGGTGATGGATATCAGGAAATCCAACAGTCCGAGACATTCGAGTTGGCGCAGTATCTCATCGATCTAGGGTGTCGGATTAATGTGATGGGCTCCATCAAGCATGGCCGTCAGGTATGGGCACTCATGTCAATGCCCAATGCTGCTCTCGACATCAATGGTGACCCTGTTGATGGTTTCATGTGCATCCGCAATGCACATGACCGGAGTGCTGCGTTGACTGCATTCGCAACTGCTGTGCGTATTGTGTGCGCGAACACGATGGAATTGGCTGAGGCATCCTCCAAGAGGACATATGTGAGCATCCGCCACACGAAGGGAGCTAAGGAACTGCTACGTGTGGCAAAAGACACATTGGAGCAGATGATGACTGCCATGCATGAATCGGGTAAGACATTCAAGCAGATGGCATCGACGGAATATGACACTGCGCAGATTCGTAATATCATCCAGGCCGCATTGCCATCTACAGACAGTGATGTGAGCAAGAAGCTCCAGGAACGCAGAATCACTGTAGCGGAACTAATCTTCCACGGCAAGGGGCAGGGACAGTTTGCTGACATTGGTCGTGGTATGGCAACCGGGTGGGCGATTCTGAACGGCTTCACAGAATACTTCGATCACCATCGAGTGAGGGAGGCGAAGAGGGAATCCGCAAAGGCATCTGCGCTCCATTCAGCGTTGTTTGGGGCCAACAATCAGACGAAGAACTATGTCATGGCTCTTTTGAAGAAGCCACATAAGGAAATCAATCAGCTAGTGACAGTGTAGGTCAACAACGTAGATTGTCAAATAAGGGAGACTGAAAATGCGCGTTTATATCAAGACTGACATGTATGGTGGGATTCTGGTCCAGTCGAAGTATGCCAATGAGGCTCTGAAGATGCTGGATGGTGCGATTGTCGTGCGCGAGGATGGATGGGGTCAGGAGAAGAAGTATGTCCCTGCCACTGATGGGGATATCACAGTAGTAATTGTCCCAGAAGATTCTATTTCGTTGCCGGATGCGCCAGATCAGAAGACATGGGTCAAGAGCTATCAGGAATCCCAGATGAAGCTTAATGAGGCTCAGATGACGATTTACAAGCTCAACCAGCAGATTAAGGAACTCACTACGAAGAACAAGGATGCTTGAGAGATGTGGTCAGATGATTCACGCTACTATTGGCCCTTTCTATGTGGCCATGGGACTGACTTGAACTGGTATCGTTGTCCACATTGCGAGGATGAGCACAAGCAACGTGTTGTAGATGATGAAGAATCCGAGTGGTGGGCTCAAACAGGTGAAGACGATTGGCCCTCAAGGTGGTCCAATTGCGAAGACGAACACAACAGCAGGAAGGGAGATTGACTAGAGATGACAACAGCAGAATCAACCCCATTAGATTTCGTCCAGCACGAAGACTGGGGCGATACCACAAAGGAGATGGAAAATATCGAAAGCATTATTGCTTATGTGGAGCGTGAATCCCATCGTGAGCTAGCACACTGGTATGAGGAGGGTGATTTGGATTTCCTTCCACCAGCAGCACAGCAGTATGTAACAAACTATGTGGACCGCAGACCATCTAGGGATGATAATTCATTCTGCAAATGTCATCCGAGTGTGAGGAATTTTTTCGAATGGACGTGGCCTGAGTTTTATGATGGGCCATTGTTTGTTGGCTGTTCAACGTGCAATACGATTAGACATATCACGGATGATCCCAACATGCGCATCCTGAGCACAGGGGCGATTAACAAGTATCCCCAACAGTTGGGGAATGTCCAGGAGTTTGTTCCAAAAGGAGACAATTGACTATGAATAATGAACTGCGCAGACTCTACATCATCAGCGGTATCCCCGGAACAGGTAAGACTTCACTGGCCAACTTGATTGCAGATGGCCACGACCGAGAAGGCGACCATGTGTGTCATGTGGAAGCTGATGATTTCCACATCAACGAAGAAGGAGAGTATGAGTGGCGTGCGGAGAATGTGAAAAAGAGTCACGAGTGGTGCCAGCAGGTAGTTCAAAGCGCTCTAGCGGCAGACACACCTGTTGTGATTGTTAGCAACACATTTTGCACTAACTGGAGCATTGAACCCTATGAGGAGATGGCTCAGTTGTGGAAATATGAAGTTGTCCGCATCGAGATGGATTACAATAACCATTGGAGCCCATCGCAGCTATCATTGAGGAATGTCCACAATGTGCCTGTTGAGACAATTGCCAAAATGCAGTCCCAGATTATGAAGCGGCGATATTCAATTGACAACGAAAGGATGGTGTGATATGGCGAGATTGAAGATTAGTTCAAACGAAGTTGCGGACATGCGGGGTAAGGATATTCCCACAGGAAAGTGGTTCTCATTTTTATGGAGTGATGAAAGAGTAGTGGGCATCGTCAACGATGGGAGTTCAGCGACATGTTTTGACCCACAGACAATGGAACTCAGAGAATCGTGGACTCCATGCTCTCAATGTCTTTTTATGGATGTAAGATTTGATGTGACTTGGGAGACTGATTGATGGTGGGGTGATTTTGACTAATCAAAATCCAATGAACTGTGTCAAAATCGGTGTGACATAGTTAAGTTGTTGCAAACATTGACTTTTACCTATGTCAATCACCACTATGTCAGGCATACTTAATATGTATGTGATGACATAGTTAACAGTGGAGGATGACATTGACAACGACGGACGCAGATTTTCACCACCAATAGAAAGGCCCATTGAAGTGTTCAATAAACCATTCTCGCGCAGACACTATGAGATGATTGCTGAGGATTTTCATACCCAGATTATTGCTCTTCGCAATCGCCCCTCATTGACTATTGAGCAGAAAATAGACGCCATTGAACTGATGGTGCAGTTTGCCTCAGTTATGGCAGATAGATTCACTAAAACCAATCCTCGGTTCGACCGGGATAGATTCTTAGGGGCCTGTATGTATGGGCCTTATAAGAAATCATATTGCGATAGAAAAAAGTTCCCACCCAAAGAGGGGTTCCCCAAAGAGGGGCTCAAAAATTTTCTAATCGTCACAAATCTCCCTTCGCGTGATGTGGTATAATGGTTGATTCCACAAAGGAGCACAAATGAGCGCACAGAATAGTAAAGTGAAAAGTATTAGTTTGAAGGGGCCGAAGTATCAGTATTTCACTGGCAATGCGACTGAGTGGCCTGATGGTCTAATCGATGTGGTGGTTGAATATTGATGACCACAGTTGATGCCACTGATATTGTTGGTGCCGTTGATGCTACTGAGTCACCACCACAAACGCAGCCTCTAAGTGATGATAATCCCTATCGTTTTGTGACATTGGAGGAATACTGTTCACTGCCCGCTGACCCGCAGAAGTGGATTGTCAAAAAATTAATCCCAGTCGGTGGGATGGTCAACTTATACGCAAAACCGAAGCTGGGCAAAGCACTGGCATTGAATACTGAATTGTTCACACCAGATGGATGGAAAACAATAGCAGATATTCAAGTGGGTGATTGTGTCTTTGGCTCTGACGGAAAACCAGTGGAAGTCATAGGCACATACTCATGGACACAAAGACCAATCATGCGTGTGACATTCGATGATGGCACACATGTGGATTGTGATAAAGAGCACGAATGGACTGTGAATCAACACAGACCTATTGGGCCATCTGTTACGTTGTCAACTAGTGAATTGTGGGAAAAAGGAATCACTGTAAAGGATGGTCCATATGAGAGGCCAAAGTATTCTGTCTCACTTGTGGAATCATTGGAGTTTCCTGAACAGGATTTGTCATTAGACCCATACCTTTTAGGTGTATGGTTAGGTGATGGCACATCTTCAACAGGAGCCATCACATCAGCAGATCGAGAAATTGTTGATGCATGGACAAATAGTGGATGGACTGTGAAGAAATGGAAAGCGCCATACGCATATGGGGTCAAAGGACTCCGTATGCTGTTGAAAGATATGCAATTATTGAACAATAAGCATATTCCATTGGAATACATGATTGCTTCCAAGCAGCAAAGATTGCAATTGTTGCGGGGATTGATGGATACTGATGGATATGCTTTGGGTGGTGAGAGTGCTGAGTTCTACAATACTAATCAGGTTCTTGCGCATCAAGTTCTGGAGTTAGCTAATGGATTAGGGTTCAAGGCACATATGAGGGAGAAAAAAGCTACCTTATATGGGAAAGATTGTGGGACTGTCTACACTGTTTGTGTGAGAGCACATGAACAAATATTCAATTTGAAGCGAAAAGCTGACAAATTCAAATTAAATATCAATGAACGTTACAGGATGATTACAAATATTCAATGTCATCCTCAGCAGCAAACAACAAAGTGTTTGAGTGTGGATGCTGAGGATGGACTGTTTGTAGTTGGACAAAATAATGTTCTTACACATAATTCCTATATGATGTTATCTATCATCGAATCGATGCTTGATGGCAAATCGACATGGGAGGGATTCGAAATATGCAAGTATGGCCCAATAGCATATTTGCAAATTGACACGCCACGAGAAGAGTGGATGTCCCGTGCGAAGGCCATGCTTCAGAGGCTCAAAAATAAGAATGCCGCAGAGATGTTCTGGATGGCTGACATGTGGAATATTCCACAGTTCCCATTCAACATCGTTAATCCTGATAATACGGAATTGATGTGGCTCAAGAATGAACTGGACAAGATCAAACCTATTCTGGTGGTGATTGATACTCTTAGAGAAGTTCATTCGGGTGATGAAAACGACAACAGTGTCATGAGGAATGTTGTGGCGCGACTCATTCAAGCATGTCGTGGTGAAGTGGGGAGCCCAACAGCAATCGTGCTCATTAGTCACCAAAGAAAAGATGGTCTAGCCGCAATCGAGGGCCATGACGATATGATGGACCAGAACCGTGGTGCTTCGTATATTGCGGGAAAGATGGACACTATTTTGAGGTTGACAAAAAAACGCCTCACATATAAGGGCCGTGCCATTGGGCAGGAGTTCGTGGAAATTGAACAGGACCCCCATACGCATCTGATTAAGGTCGTGGGCCATAAACAAGAAGGAGTAGAAGATGATGAGTGGACTAAGGATATTGTGGCAATCAGTGACCAACATCCCGGCATTAGCAAGAACGATTTGGGAAAACGCCTCGCTGCAAAACATGGAGTCAGCCAGTCAACGGCCATCAGGAGAATCGACGAGTGGGCCTCCAAGGTCGCCAAACATTAGGTTGTGCAAGGATTGTAAATGGATAGAACCTCATCCTTTCTTACCGGATGAATCGGCAATAGAATATGCTAAATGTTGTCATCCAGAGTTTGTGAATCCTGTAAATGGCCGTGGTGGTAAATATTGTTCGACTGTGAAGATGGACCTAAATTATCAGCCTGAGTGCGGGCCAAAGGGCAAATATTGGGAGCCCAAGGATTAGGAGCGAAATGACAAAAATAACTGTTAAACCAACAAATGATAATGATATTCAGAAATTAGTAGACACTTTTCCATATAGCACATGGTTTACATCAAGAGGTCCAATGACGCTTCTTCGTGGCAATAATGATTTGTGGATTAGAACACATGATGATTGTTTTTATAATGTGCAGGGACAGTATATCCTGAAAGTGCCACTTAAAGTCATGTGGCGCGATCCTGTCAAGCAGTCTGAAATTTTCATCAGTATGAAGCCAGTGGGTGAGCAGTGACTAAAGAATGTCATGAACATCCTACTTCGCAGAGGATTTTTCTGTGCGAATATTGCAAATGCGAAATATGTCCAGAATGTGATTACGATCATCAGTGCGAAGAGATGATGGACTTTTATAAAATTCATAAGGTGATTCGTAAGGTGGAGGAATAGTGACTATCAAATTTGTAATGCAAAATGGCACTGTAGAACAGTTCGACAATATCTCTGCGCTTGTGGAGAATGATGTGGCATTCGGCCTTCATTGGCAGGATTTGGACGGTTCCATGAATTATGTGGCTACTAATAAAAAGAATGTGCGCAAGATTCATGTCTTCGTGCGGGGTGAGGATGAAGGGAAGGATTAAGAAAGCCCAATTGGGACAATTCCCCTACAAAATAGAAGCTGGACTCATTTTGGAGATGGAAGAAGACGAAATGAGTCGAAGGTGGACTGAATACTATAAGCACAAATATTACACGATGTCTTTGGGGAATGGTTTCAGATTCGTCATCAACAGTGATGATGTGGAGATTCAACATTGAGTAGGGGCACATTTTTCATCATCGCATTTCTACTGGGGTTCTTTTTCTACAAGGAATGGCTAAATAACAAAAGATGAGCAGACAAAACAGAAGTCGCAGCGCCATCGTAGCGCGCAAGACGTGTCCGATGAAGAGGTTCCGCACTTATCATCAGAACAAAACCGGGATGGTGCCAAGAGAGTCGCTTGGCAAATTGGATGCCATCCGTGGGACAGCGGGTCACAAATTGATGGAACTCGCATCCAATGGGCAGCTAGAAAAGTGGCGCACATTAGTTGGTGAGTTGTTCAAGAGTATTCCTGAATCAGTCAGATTTATGCAGCAGAAGTTATGTGAGCGCGCCATGTTGGGTTGGTATCGCAAGAGATGGCCCCTGATTGTCCAGGAATACGATGTGATGAGTGCTGAACAATCTTGGGTGTGGAAGATGGCCCCAGATGTTGAACTACCGTTCAGATTAGACAGGGTGTTACGTTCAAAATCCTCAGGTGGGCTGGCGATTTTTGATTTCAAATTCATCGGCTCTATGGATTTAAATTGGCGCGAACGTCATTCACATTCGGACCAGACTCAACTCTATATACAGGGGCTAAAAGAGAGAAGCAATGAGTTAGTGGAGGGTATGATTTATGATGCTATCATCGTAGGTCAATGGAATTCCGAGAAGATGATACAAAAAAGTCCATTCGTCGCAGCTTACAAAATAGGTAATAGCGGCGTGGATGCAGATGATTACAGCCCCACATATGTGGCTAAAAAAGAACTCGTATCAATCGTTGAGTGGGATGACAAAAGGTGGATGAATTGGGCCATCTCGACGAATGTCCTGGATGAATTGTATTTGACATCTGGATTGTTGCTGCCCACATCTCGCATTTTGCTGGCGACCAAAGAATCCACAATCGTCGCTGAGCGCGAGTGGGATTTGCTCATCTATAAGCTGGATGAGTGCGGTAATAAATACGGCTACGATTCAGAAGAATACCATCAATTGTTTGAATCCACTGTAGAGAAGAATCCAGATGCTTGTCTCCAGTATGGGTGGGAGAAGAAATGCGAACATTATCAAGCATGTTGGGTGAATCCTGATGATCTTAGCGGCTATGAGCCAAGGAAAGATCATCATCAACAAAAGCAAGAGGAGTAATAAGAGATGATTTTATATGGACACTTCGTAGAGGATGCGCAGAAAGAGGCACTGGAAGCTGGAATCAAGGGTCGTTGGGTCAGCGTAGACCTGATTGGCCGGCCAGACTATGCAGCGGAAGTCATACATTGGTGTGCGAATCCTGGGACAAAGTTTTCTTTGTTTATTTTTCTCACAGAGGATAGACTGTTCAATAAGGATGGCGCATGGGACAATATGCGCATTGCGATTCAGTGGCTCAAGGAAGTCAAGATTCATGAGCAATGTGAGTTGATTCAGTTCGATGATGAGTTTTGGTCCAGATTGCCTGGATTGGGGCACGCTGGAAGTCCACATTCTCCTTTTTGGCCCATGTTCAAGAATAAAACCGTCCATGAGTGTTGGAATAGCAGATTCCAGCTAGCTACTGAGATGGCCAAGAGAGCCAATGAACTCCGCAAGATGTGGACAGAAGTAATTGGTGGGGAATGTCCGCGTATTGGAGTGGCCGAGAGTGGCGGTGTAGCTCCACCGCAGTTTGATGGCCAAGAATGGTGGGGTTTGAACATTTATCATCATCCACTTTACGTGAGCCGTTCTGTTGTGCAGGATGTTTATCGTCAAGCATGGGCATTTACAAGTTTGCCCATTATGCCTGTTCTGCCAGTGTTCAGGGAAAAAGGCGCAGGACCACATTCAGTGTGGGAGTTAGCTCAGACATATGCGGCCCCATTCAATATTAATCGTGTGTGGTATCCAGCGATTCTGGATCACCCACAGACATTTGCCATTGGAGTTTTCCAAGTGAATCATGCTGGAGATGGTTTGACGAATTTGGATGCTAGTTATAAGAATGCGTTGCGATTTATCTCTGAAATTAAGGCATAGAAAAAAAAGATGACTTCAAAGGAGATTGCTTCTGGCGCACAATTCGTTGTTCTCACAGGCTCACGATTGTATGGATTACACACTGATGACAGTGATTATGACTATTCAGGAGTAGTTGTTGAGCCGCCATCACATTGTGTTGGGCTGAGTGAATTCGATACGCATACTAACAAGGAATCGAATACTGTTATTCATTCATTGCGCAAGTTTGTGCGCCTTTTAGTGAAGGGTAATCCCACTGTGAATGAATTGCTGTGGGCACCTTCAAGAGCGCAGGTTAAAAGTTGTGAATGGTCGCATCAATTATGCGAGATGCGATCAAAGTTTGTCACCAAAAGAATGGTGAGGAGTTATATGCACTATTTGCATGACCAACGCGAGAGGCTAGAAGGCAAACGCGGGCAGATGGATATCAAACGTTCCAAGCTGATTGAACAGTTCGGATATGATACAAAGTATGCGATGCATATTATCCGCTTAGCTGTGATGGGCACACAATTGGCACGTAATCAGCAGTTGATGTTGCCGATGACCACAAAGCACAGGGCTATTTGTGGAGCAATTCGTGCTGGTAGATGGAAGAAAGAAGAGGTTCTCCAGCTAGCGATGAATCATGAGAAGGAAATCGAGAGATTGTTGAAACTCGATAATATGCCTGAGGAAGTGGATACTGAGTTTGTCAGTGAGTGGCTAGCGGATACCTACGTGGATGAGTGGAGTAAACAATCATTGAGGAGGATTTTCGCAGATGTTGACCCCCAAACAGTTGAAGGAGATTGATGGTAAAAGGGTGGTGGTTATTACAACAGATGAAGATGACTTTGAACTGTGCGCAGCGAAGGCGATGACTGGAATTGTTGCTTATTTGAATCCAACTGAGGGTTGGTGTGTGGATTTTGGCTCCAGTGGCTATTGGTCAGCTAAGAAGATGCATTACAAGGCTGTGAGTGATGTTAGAGAAGTGCCTTATAATCTCTCCACATCCCAAGAAAGAATTGTCAAGGGGAATGGTTTTTATCTGGCTCAAAAAGTGAGGGACATCTAAGGTGAGTATGAAACTGTATCATATCGTCAATCTGTGGGATGTTCCAGTCGGTGAGGCGTGCAAGATTATCTTCAACCGCCAACTGGTGGATTGTATCCCCATCCAGCACCGTCAGACGCTGAAGAAACGATGGGATTGGACTCAGAATAAATTCACAGAACGCAGAGTTTTTACTACGACTGTACAGTATGGGTCATATAATAGCTCGCGGTGTGTGGTCCTCAACAGCGACAATCGGAGTGTATTCATTGAAGAAACGCCTCCTCCAGCAAGCAATGCAGATTTGTCAGCAGCAGCATAAAAGTCACCCCGAGTGGTTGAACTTCATGCATTGGTCATTCATTGTCCAGGATGGGAAGATTGTCGAGTGGGCAACGAATCGAACTGGATCAGGCCCAGTCGAGTTGGGTTATGACCCACAACGTAACAAACTACATGCTGAAGTCTTGGCGTTCAAGCGCGGTCGTGGTATAATGGATGTCACTAGGGAATGGTCGATTGTGAACGTGAGATTGAACCGCCAGGGTGAGTGGAGGATGAGTGCCCCATGTCATTTGTGCGCTTCGTGGTTGGCAATCAGCAATTGTCGTAATGTGTGGTTCACGACTCCATTTGGGTGGGCCTCATCGATTATTTAAGGATTCAACTATGTAAGGAGACATTGGTTATGATGAAGTTTCTAATCGGGGCGGGATTATGGCTGATGGGTGCAGCCTTCGGTGCGCATTATGTCGAGCAGCAAATTGGCACACAGTTGTGTAGTTCGAAAGGATATAGGGAATATCAGATTCTACGCGATTACAGTGTCAGGTGTTTCAATGTGGAGAAGGTGGAATAAAGGTGCCCATTTATGTGATTGAAATCGAAGGTTACATACCGTTGAGGAAGACTATTGAAATCGAGGCAGAAACAGAGGATGAAGCTATGAATATGTTGGATGCGCAGAGAGAATTAATGTCGTCAATTGACACCAATGTGATGTGGCCATCAGTTGACCGTGTTGAGTGCGTAGGGGTGAAGAGTGGAGGCTATTGACAGAATATTTTCAAAAATTGAATGCCAAGGGTGAAAATCATGGACGAGCCAAATTAACACAGGAGGCAGTCAATTGTGTCCGACAACTTCATACTGACGGCGTTCGTAATAAAGATATTATGCGCCAATTCAATGCAACAGTAAATCAGATCAGTAAAATAGTCAACGGGCGCACATGGACTGGAGGAAGCCATCGGGAAAACGTATAAAGATCAAAAAAGCGGTCGTGGGCCAAAGTGGGAGCGCACTAATAAGCGTTCATGGGACAAGGTTGAGGAGGAATATTACAGCACACCAGAATTTAAGAAGATTCCAAAGCAACAAGTTGTGAAGAAGAAGACTCGATAATTTCCTGCAACGTAGTTCCATGAGTGACGAAAGGAGTTGAATGTCGGCGCGTAGGAGAACTGGCTTATCCGGTCGCCTCAAAAGCGATTGTTTGTGGGTTCAAATCCCACCGCGCCGACCATTTATGCCCTATAAAAATATAGCACAACAACGAGCTTATCAACGAGAATGGATGGCTAGGAGACGTGCAGATTATTTTCACGGTAAAATCTGTGTAAAATGTGGAGATAACTCGCAATTAGAATTAGATCATATTTTTCCAGAATCTAAATTATCACATTGTGTATGGAGTTGGACAAAAGAAAGACGAGAACAAGAGTTATCAAAGTGTCAAGTTTTATGTGCTGCATGCCATCAAAAGAAAAGTAATGCAAGTTTGTTAAAACCTTTTATGCATGGCACGAATTTGGCGTATTCTAAAGGTTGTCGTTGTAAAGATTGTAAAAAAGCTAGTGCTTTACGAAAAGCTAAATGGCGATTTAGGACTGGTAAACATTAAGGAGAACATAAGAATGAGTGGAAAGAAAATCAATTATGTATCGTTGGTTCTCGATGAATCGGGTTCGATGCAGAGTATTCTGTTCAAGGTCCGCGAACTTCTGGCACAAACTATCGCAGATATCAAGAATCGCGCCAAAGAGGACAATCAGGAGACGTATTTTACAATTTGTAAATTCGGCTCGCATAAAAAACTCGATGTGGTATTCGATTCCATTAATGCTTATAATGAGAATTTGGTAATTTCAAATTACGATCCTCATGGCCAGACTGCACTAGTCAGCGCAATCACAGCCACATTGAATGCGCACGCTAGACAGTCACATAATTTGATGGATGATGTGGCGCATTTGATGATTGCCATTACAGATGGAAAGGAGAATAATTCACCTGATGATGAGGTTGGAAAGTTTCCTGAACTCATCAAGCAGTTTCAGTCCAAAGAGAATGTGACTATGGTTTTCAATATGCCACCAGGTTCCAGTGGATGGATCACAAAATATGGAGTCCCTGCTGGCAATGTTAGAGAGTGGGAAGCCACTGAAATTGGCACCCATGAGACACAGATTGCAACTGAAAGCGCATATAGAGAGTATACGAAGAGTCGTTCTTTAGGGACGAAGAAAGTTAGCAATTTCTACAGTGTTGTTACGGATTTGAGCGAAGTCAAAACAAATGACCTTCAGAAATGTGATAATCTGACAACGCACTTCAAACTATTGAAGGTTCCAGCAGAACAGAGGATTGATGAGTTTGTGCGCACACAAACCGGACAGCCTTACATCAGGGGCACAGCTTTTTATCAGTTAACGAAACCAGAAGAAATCCAGGGTCATAAGGATGTGTTAATCAAGGAGAAGACATCGTCAATGCTGTGGGGTGGTCCACAGGCTAGGAAGCTACTAGGATTGCAGCCATACAAAACAGGAAAGGTTGTTCCGGGGAATCATTCTAATTTTGATATCTTCGTGCAGTCAACGGCTGACAATAGAAAGCTAGTCAGGGGCACACAGTTGGCGCTGACTCGGTGAACAATTAGGCATTATGTTGAAGCAGGGGGAAGGTTGGTATCTAAGGACTCTCATAAGGTTCACAAAGCAGGTTCAATTCCTGTCCACTGCAATTTTGAGCGCAGACCACCGGAGTATGCGGTGATCTCCTAGACTTGGTAGTTCGATTCTACCTCTCTGGGGTCTGTGTTTTTTATTCCTATAGCTCAACTGGACAGAGCACGAACAACGAAGCAGGGTGGCTCCCTTAATAGTCCAAGCTGACTTGGAACATTCTTTTATACAGGGGGCGAAATGCGTCGTTGTATCTTCCCGTATCGGTCTAACCTCCTAAGTTAGCAACCGTAAGTGGACGATGCCAGTTCGAGTCTGGCCGGGAAGACCATTTTAATGCGTATATTATTGCCGGGTCGTTCAATGGCAGGACAAGAGACTTTGACTCTCAGAATGGGCGTTCAACTCGCTCCCCGGTAGCCATTTTCAAATAAGGAGAACCAAAAATGAGAAGTTTTTTACGTGGGGCTGTGGATGACGTTATTTATGAGCGTGGGATTCAGGATGACAAATGGGGACCGCAACAAGATCATCCACTTGAATTGTGGCCTGTTATTTTAGGAGAAGAATTTGGAGAAGTCTGCGAGGCAATTCTCGATTATAGACTTATTTCTAATGAGGCCAATAAAAAAGCATTGGAAAAAGAATTAATTCAAACAGCAGCCGTTGCTATTCATATGATTGAATTACTGCGAGCAGGAGTATATAATGACACTAAGGGAATTCGCTGATAAGATTGATTATGAGGGGTGGACTGATGGGTGAGGGGATGGCATATTATGGACCGAGAATCAACAAGGTCGAATGCTCTACGCAATTGAAATCGTTGTGGGAAGACGCTTATGCTTTGTTGGTTGAATTGGAACAGGCAGTTGAGGACGAATTAGAAGTCGAGAATGAACATGAAAGTGAATCCTACTGATACTGAAGATGGCTGTCTTTTTCACGTCCGATACACACTATGGACACAAAAACATCTGTTCGTCAACATCTGAGTGGGCTGACAAAAGTAAGTGCCGCAACTACCCTAGTCTGGAGGCTATGAATGAGGCTTTGGTTCGTAAGATTAACATGGTGGTGGGCCTCAATGACACCTTGTATCACTTGGGTGATTGGTCCTTTGGAGGAGTGGAGTCAATCTCGGCTTTTCGCGCTCGCCTCAATTGTGCTAATATCCACCTTGTTCTCGGTAACCATGACCACTATCAGCATAAGGCACCAGAGAAATTCATGAAAGGCGCAGGATTTACGACGTTTGATTCGATTGGTCATTATCGGGAAATCGTCATAAACAAGCAAGAGATTGTGTTGTTTCATTATGGTTTGAGGGTGTGGAACAATCAAGCTAGGGGCTCATGGCACCTGTATGGGCACTCACACGGTAATCTTCCCCAACTGACTAACAAGAGCATGGATGTAGGCGTTGATAATTTGGCTCACTTAGGCGTCTGTGGCCCATGGAGCATGGATGAGATCGCAGACATGTTTCGCACACACAATGCATTAGTAGAAGATCACCATACTAATGGCAGTCAGAATCACCCGTTTGGTAAAAAGTAACAATCATATTATTTTGAGAAGGAGCAAATAAAAAATGGGACTCAGAGTAGAACATGAGGGTTTCGGCCCCACATGGCTTTCTTTCAAACACATCGAAGATTTCGCAGCAAATAAAAGAGGACGGCTCATTTATGGGCCAGTAGCCACTGATGCGATTCTGGAATCCTCAGTCGGAGAAGTCGCACGAGCACAGGCAAGGCTGCACCCTGATGATCAGTTTATCAAGGAAGTGGGTCGCACTGTTGCCATGAGGAAGCTCAGCTATCAGTTGAAGGCTCTGGGATATGATAGGGATTTCCGCAATGCTGTCAGACTAGCATATGAGAACAGGTTCAATCGGCCAGCAAAGAGCGATGGCTATGGCGCAGGAGTCTGATGCGCATTTAAAGATTGTCAAAAAGTGGTTGAAGCCTCGCATCCCACGTATTGTGAAGAGAAGCGAGCCATTCCAGTTGACCTTGAAGAAGAAAGAGCGTAAAATGAAACATAGAATCAACCACTTGAAGGAGTTTATGAAAGAGAATGTTTAAATTACCAAAGAGAATTTTCGACCTATACACAGGAAAGCCCGCATCTGGAAAATCAGAATCAATCGCACGACTGATTGAGGAGGTTCTAAGGCAGAATCCTACCAAGAAAGCACGCATCGTAGTGGGCGATGGTTCATCTACTACATATGAGCATCTACTTGACACTGGTAGAGTGGAATTGGCGGAATTCTACCACCGTGAGTATCCGACAAAGACGCTACGCCGACTATCGGAAGGCTGGTGGCCCTCGAATTGCAATGATCCAAACAGTGAATTGATTCCACCTGACAAGCAATCAGATATCACTGATATTGTTTTCTATGCATTCGAGGGTCTATCAGTTGGCGGCAAGTATATCTTGGGTATGAACAAAGGCGGTCTTGCATGGAGGGCCGCACAGGGTGAAAAAATGGGACCAGAAGCCGCAACAAGGTGGATTGATGGGCCATTGGACAATGTAGGGAAACCCAAGGAGGATGATTCCGCGTTTGGCACAAATGGAACTGCACATTATATGGCAGCCCAACAAATGTTGGTGGAAATTGTCCAAACATCGCGTGGTCTCATCAGCCCCTATGTGGTATGGACGGCACACGAGGCCGTCGCTGAACAGCAGACTAATATTGGAGATTTGAAGAATCCTGTTAAGTTGAAAACTGGCGAAATCATCGTGGGTCCAGAAGTCGCAGGCAAGGCACTTACACCAGTGATTCAGAGATGTTTTGGCAACATGTTCCACTTTCAGACCTTGAGTAAAAAAATCAAACTCGCCACCACAGATGAGATGGCAATCGCTGGAGCTTCTGATTTGGACTTAAGCTATCGTATCTGGACCAGGGACCATTTCGCAGTGGATGGCCAATCACAGTTACGATATGTGGCTTGCACTAGAAGCACACCAGCGACATTTCCGGCATTTTTTGAAAACAACGAACCCGGTATGGCTATTTTGGACCTCTACCACTCTCTACAGGAGGCAAAATCGAAGCGCACTGCACAACTGACAACAAAGGAGGATTAAATGCTGACAACAGAGAAGATTGAAGATGTATTCACATATCATGCACCAGATCAGGAGCAACAAACAAGTTACGAACTCATTAGAGAGGATGCGAAGCGTCTAGCGTATACGATTACAATGCGTGTCCAAGTGTGTGCCGACCAACAGGCTGCACTCAGGAAGCTCCGTGAATGTGTCATGACAGCAAATGCGGCAATCGCACTCCGGGGGCAAATTTAAGGAGCTTGACTCCCCACAGCTATAGAAGTAGAATAGAAGAATCAACCCAACAAACGAAAGGATTAAATAAAAATGAGCATGAATCACACACAGAGCGATGACCAGTATACATATGATGGCAATGATTATGTGGAATCGGGCACAGATGTTTGCCCATATCCTGGATTCTACAATGTGAAGCCCCTCTCAGTGGGTCGCGCAAAAGACAAGGAAGGCAATGAGCGCAAGGTCGATGGTTGGCCAATTCTGCGCATCAATAGGGTCCAGATTGATCTCCCAGATGGGCAGACATCCAAGTTTGCCGTATTCCAGGATGTGCGGACAAAGCCATCACAGCGACCTGCTCCGGGCAACACGAAAAAGTGGGCATCACAGGCCGCTGATGTGCTCCGTGCAATTGATGTGGAGGATGCCAAGAGTCAGTCCAACTTTGAGGAAGTGTATCAGACTCTCGAAAACAGGCTCCAGAGTGGCGATTCATTTATCTCCTACGTGGGCCTGACAGCGCGTGACTCTGCCTATATCAAGGCGAAGATGGCAGAGGCCGGTCAGGACGCGTCGCAGGAGACAAAGAACAAAATCTTCAACGAAGCCACATTGACTACGAAGGATTTCAGGAATCCGGACGGGACTTATCGGTTTGTGGCCACTGGTCCTTCAGGCGCAACTCTGAGTGCTCGTCCCACACTGTCGCGTTTCGTGTCAAGCGATAAGCGCGATGAGGTTGAACTAGGCCCTCAGCAGGTGAATGGCTGAGAAAATCTACAATGTGACTGTCAATATCCCCGCGAAGGATGGCGGCTACATTGAGAGGAAATTTGAACAATGTGGGCCACCGGGATTCACTCCCGATGGCTCATTCATCCTCCACTCTGCATTGGGTGCGCCATTGTTCATGACTAGAATCACTGAAGGTGTGATGATTGATTTTGAACAACCACAGGTGCTTTTGGCGCAACCAGTTGTGAAGATGTGACACATGGAGCAGGAACAGACATTCCATACAGCACACACACAATAAATGGCTAATTATTATTGGAATGTATTTTTGAGAAAGAAGAAGCTCGCAGCATACAATTTCAAGTCAAATGTTCGGTTCGTCCGAATTTGACCAAAAAGGGAGGTTCTTACAAATGACAACGTTTATTGATGCAATGCAGACTAATGATGTGGTTGGTGAAAATGGAATGCCAACTCACTCAACAGCAGGATCGAAGCTAGTAGATTTGTTCTTTAAATCAGGCGGGTCACGAAAGATGACTGAATCACAGATCATCGACATCTTTAGGAGCGCGTATGACGAAGATCGTCTATGGGCTATCAGGTGCTTGTTTTATATCCGTGATATCCGTGGCGGAATGGGCGAGAGGAGATTTTTCCGCATCTGCTTGAAGTGGTTAGCGAAACAAGAAAGCGAGATTGCTAGGAAGATTGTCCATTATGTGCCGATTTATGGAAGATGGGATGACCTTGTTGAGACTCTCGATACTCCTGTTGCCAAGGATGCATTTAATCTGTGGCTGGACCAACTTAATGACGATAGCGAGAAGGGTAACAAGCACTCACTGGCGGCAAAGTGGTTTCCGCGTGATGGAAAGTGGTTCGGATTCGCTCGCAGACAGTTGAAGACTGACAGGAAGACATTGAGGAAGGGTCTCGTTCAGTGGTCTACGACTGTTGAGCAGTTGATGAGCACAAACAGGTGGGCTGATGTTGATTACGAAAAGCTGCCATCAAAAGCACTCCATATGTATAGAAAGGCATTTGCCAAGAGGGACACTGATAGATATAATACATATCAGCAGGCAGTAGCTAGTGGTAAAGCCAAGATGAACGCCAAGGCATTGTTTCCGTCTGATGTTGTCAAGGCTGTGATGGTAGACTTTTTTGAGTCGGAGAAAGTTGCGAATGAGAATGCTTGGGCTAATTTAGCAGATATTGGGTTAAACGACCAAAAGATTCTCCCTGTATGTGATGTCTCAGGTTCCATGAACGGTGAGCCAATGGCAGTATCAGTGGCACTCGGATTATATCTGAGCGAACGTAATACATCCGCATTCAAGAATGTAATTGTGACATTCTCAAATGAGCCTGCTTTCCATAAGGTATCAGGCAGGAGTCTCTACAGTAAGGTCGAGAGCATCATGCACGCAGATTGGGGTATGTCAACAGACTTGGAGAAGACATTCCGCGTTATTTTACAGAGAGCACAAGAGAATGATGTGGCTGCTGAGGATATGCCTTCTAAGATCCTAATCATCAGCGACATGCAGTTCAACCGAGCTACTAGATATCCGAATGCTAATGCTTTGAAGATGATTCGCAAGGAGTATGAAGAGTCAGGGTATGAGATGCCACAGATTGTCTTCTGGAACGTGCGCACTTCAACAGGTGTCCCGGCGAAGTTTGACGAGAAGGGCGTCTTCCTAGTCAGCGGTTACAGTCCATCGATTATGAAGTCTGTTGTTTCTGGCAAGGCAGTGAACCCAATTGAATTAGTGCTTGACACTCTCAATGGTGATAGGTATTCAGCTATCACACTATGACTTTAGAATACATAGCTGGATTTCTAGATGGTGAAGGTTGCATAGCCATAAATGGAGTTAAAAGTTATGGCTTAAATGTGACCATTACTCAAAAGTTTAGGACTATTTTAGGTTTAATACAGGACTATCTCAAAACACAGCATGGCATAAGTAGTTCTATTCCAGAAGTGACAAATAAATGTTTTACTTTACAATTTGGGTCAAAGAACGCGCAGAAATTATTGCAGCTGCTTTTACCTTATTTACTAGTAAAACATAAACAAGCAGAGGCAGCTATAGAGTTTCAAAACTGGCTTAACATGAATAGTGGTAAACCAATACGCGATAGGAAACTAACACCTGAAGAATTTGCCAAGCGTCGAGAGTATAAATTTTGGCTGCAAGATTTAAAAAAGCTTGACACGCTAAGGACTTTGAAAGTATAATAGTATTATGATTTGAAAAGACACACCAATCAGCATTTAAATTACAATTGCTATGTAAACCAAGCTGGTGTGTAAATTTGATAGCAGAACGAGACAGCATTTTAAACCAATCAACTGTTAATTGATAAAGAATCGTTCTGAATTTCCAACAAAGGCACTTCCTAGATGGGAGTGCTTTTTGTGTCTCTAAGGACAAAGATATGAAATATTGCTATTCTAATTGGGACAGGGAATGTAAATGTGGTGGCATCGAACAAACATGCGCCAAGTGTGGTAAAGTCATCAGTGATTGCGAGTGGATATCACACTGGACAACATGTTCTGAGTGCTTTAATGCGCACATAGATGATTATTTGAAGGAAAGCGAGAGTGATAGTGACAGGCAACTGCAAAAAATGCGGAAAAATAAAGAGAGGTAGATATTTAGACAAACGACAAAATAAAGTTTATAGCTATTGTAAGCCTTGTAGAAATGAATTATCTAATATTCGTTATCATAATAAACGGGAGCATATACGCCAACAAGCTAATAAATGGCATTTACAAAATGGTGTTAAGAAAGCTCGTTTACGCCATGTTAAAAACAAATATAAATTAAGTGAAGTTGATTATGTTAAACTAGAACAAGATTGTAATAATCAATGTATGATTTGTCATGGTTCTCCAGATCGTAATTATCTTTGTATTGATCATGATCACAAAACTAAGAAAGTAAGGGGCTTATTGTGCACCCGGTGCAACGCTGGCATTGGTAACTTTAAAGACAGCCTAAGATTATTAGAATCAGCGATTAAGTATTTGGAGAATTTTAATGATGACAGGAAATGAGTTACTTAAAGAGATAGTTCGTTACGATAAATATGCGAGATATCTACCGCATGCTAATAGAAGAGAGACATGGGAAGAGACCACTGATAGAGTCATTGAGTTCTTCACCGATGAGTTGAATAAGCAAAACAGAAAGCTAGATGAACAAGTGTGGAAGAGGCTTCGCAAAGCTATGCTCGACAAACAGGTATTGCCTTCGATGCGTGCTGTTCAGATGGCAGGACCAGCAGCAGCACGAGACCACACGCATCTTTACAACTGTTCATATCTACCGTTGGATGGGCCAGAGGCACTCCGAGAACTATTGTATATTCTGATGTGCGGCACAGGCGTGGGTTACTCGGTGGAATTGCAGCATGTCATAGAGTGGCGCTCGCCTAAGCACTACACACACAGTGGAACAGTTGATGATAAAGATCACATTCCTTATATTATCGAAGACTCATCATTAGGGTGGGCTGATGCTTTCTATCGTGCAATTGATATGTCATTAGATGCCGTTAAGCCAAAGTTTGATTATAGCAGGATTAGACCATACGGCTCTCCATTGGCCACTAAGGGCGGTCGTGCATCTGGACCTGAACCTCTGCGCAAACTATTGGATGGAACATGGGACATCATTAGTGATCGCAAAGGTGAGGCACTGCGGTCAATCGATATCCATCGTCTTGCTTGCTTAGCAGGTTCAATCGTAGATGTGGGCGGCGTCCGCAGAGCAGCACTGATTGCATTATTTTCAGCAGAAGATGGCGATATGCTAAATTGCAAAACAGGAGATTGGTTTTCGAAGTATCCTGAACTGGCTAAGGCTAACAATAGCATGGTTGCATCGCATAGTGATTTGAATACAATCATCGACACATTAGCAAAGGATGGCTACGGTGAACCAGGAATCTTCAATCGCCATCAGGATGGTATGAGAGTTCTTGGTGTCGAATATGGGACTAATCCATGTGGTGAAATCATCCTAGAGCCACATCAATTCTGCAATTTGTCAATCGCAGTGGCGAGGCCCGATGATGATTTTGGTTCGCTGAAAGAAAAAGTCCATCTAGCAACAGTGTGGGGCACCATTCAATCATGCATGACATATTTTCCCAATCTGCGACCGGAGTGGTCAAAGAACTGCGAGCGCGAGAGACTATTAGGAGTCGATATCACAGGCACGCAGGATTGTCCACTACTTAGTAGTAGTAATCTGAATGACTTGCCCACTATTTTAGAGGACTTAAGTCGGGTCGCACATGAGACCAATAGAAAATATGCGCACAAACTGGGCATCAATCAGAGCGCTGCGATCACATGTAACAAACCCTCTGGTAATAGCTCACAACTATTGGATTGCTCTAGTGGAATCCACGCTCGATGGGCACCTTATTATCTGCGCCGACTACGGCTCGATTCTGGTTCTGAACTAGCAAACACACTGATTGCCCAAGGAGTCCCACATGTTTACGAGGGCACTAATGCGATTGTGGAGATTCCTGTCAAGAGCCCATCGCCATTGAGCAAAGACGACATGAGCGCATTAGAGCAATTAGAATACTGGAGAGCATGGAAACTGTGGTGGTGCGATCATAATCCATCATCAACCATCTATGTCAAACCAGACGAGTGGGAGAGTGTGCTATCATGGTTATCAGTATGGTGGCCAATTGTCGGCGGATTATCATTCTTGCCAAAAGATGACCACAAATATGAAAACGCACCCTATGAGTCAATCAGTGAGGAGGATTTTCTTGCGCGAGAAAAAGCTATTGAGAATGTCACAATCGATTTGGGTAAGATGGTGGAAGTGGTTGACGATACCACCTTATCCCGCGATGCTGCTTGTTTAGGAGGAATGTGCGTTTGGGAGTAATATGGAATAAAGCAGAACGGCAGGTGTGGGAAAGTACTAAAACTCGCCCATGCCGTTCTTGTTTAGCAGTTAAATCGTGGAGTGAATTTCATTATAATACTAAATCTTTGTTTGGCATTAATTCAATCTGCAAAGATTGTCGTAAGTCTTTAAGTAAGCGGCAATATGCAAATTGGTCATTAGAGTATAGATTATTTCACACAGCTAAATCACGAGCCAAATTAAAGAACCGTGAATTTACTATCACATTAAAGAATATTAAAATTCCTGATGTTTGCCCTATTTTGGGTATTAAACTCCAACGAGATTTAATTGAGACTCGTGCCGATAATAGGCCATCAATTGATAGAATTGACTCAACAAAAGGTTATACACCTGAGAATATTCAAGTAATATCATTACGAGCTAACATATTGAAAAATAATATGACACTAGAAGAAGCTGAAAAATTGATTACTTATTTTAGGAGGTCATTGTGAATTTTAACCAATACGACCCACATTTAACATTGAAAGTTGCATATAGAAAATGAAACAATTCAAATCTATTAAACCTGTTGTGAAGGAGGAAAAAGGTCTAATTGCCATCGTTGCCCAGGAGCAATCCAGGTATACGAAATTCTGGACATCATTCTCCAAAGTATGCGCAAAGATGCCTAATGTTGGCATTTTGTGGCACGTTGGCAATCAACTGTGCAAGGCTCGCAATGATGCTATTCAGAACGCCATCAAATTGAATGCGGACTGGTTGTGGTTTATCGATGATGACCACTGGTTCGAGGGGGATATCATTAACAGATTGTTAGTGCATAATGTTGACTTAGTTGGCCCTCTCTATTGCATCAGAGGCTATCCATTCGACCCGACAGCACGCACATTAGGTGATGATAAATATGAGATTATCAATATCCCCGAAAGTGGCCCTCCAAAGTTAATCGAAGTGGGCGCCATTGGCACATCAGGGATGCTCATCAGGCGTAAAGTGTGGGAGACTGTGCCATACCCATGGTTCACAGTAGGCCATATCCACGCTGACCAGATGGCTGAGGACTTTTCATTCTGCGAGAGAGTGAAGAAAGCTGGGCTTAAAATCCACCTAGATACTGCGACACCATTAGATCATTTTATGACAGCAGCAGTTTCTATTCAGTATACTAATGATAAATGGTGTGTTGTTATGGACTTGGGCCAGAATTATAAGCTAGCACTCCCATATGTCATAGCGAAGGAGGATGATGAATCTTGACTATGATGGATTCTTAGTCGTAGGTCCACCACAAGAGCATCTACGCCCAATGTGGATGAAGATGTTCCAAAGAAGTGGATTAGATCCTCAGAGAGTGCGATTCTCAGCAACATCAGATATTGTCAAGCATCTGACTCCCCGCACTAAAGCTGTTTTCACATTGGGCGAATCAGCGCTTACTGATATCACTGGTGGATATGATTTATTCAGGTGGTTCGGGAGAAGAGTCAAATCCACTCGCTATGGCCAACTGATGCAGGTTGTGCCACTCCAATCGCCATCTTTGTTGTTACCACAGTGGTCAGATGATGACGAACCAGACCGTTCGCGCTCACAATTATATCATCGGCCAACTAGGTTCCAGGGTATCTGGACTCGTCACTTACAACATGGCTTGTGTGAGTGGACAGAACCACCATCACCATCGTATGTGGTTGATCCACCCCAGAGTTTGTGGGATAAGTGGGTCCAAGAAGCACTCGACTCACTCTTGCCATTGTCAACTGACATTGAAACCGCGTATAAGATGAAGGTCGAAAGCGAAGAGGATTATGAGGAAGATGAATTACAAATCGGCGCGATGCTTAGGATATCGTTTGCCTACAAATCACATCATGCTATCTCAGTCGCGTGGAGCCCACAATATTTAAAAGGCATTCGCAGACTCATTGAAGAGTGTCACTCTTCAATGTGGTGGAACGGCTGTCCTACGCCAGAGCAACGCATCTTAACTAGTGACTTGAGATGGGTTAGGGCCGATGACTTGGTAATTGGAGATTCCTTAGTTGGCTTTGACGAAAATATTCCAGGGGTCAGGAAGAGACGGAAATATAAAACTGCCTACATCACTGCGTTGGAGCATACTTATGAGGATGTCAGGGAAGTGGTATTTTCCGATGGCTCCAAAGTTAAAGTCAGTAAAGAACATCCATGGCTCATACCTGTTCAGCAAACTAAACAATATGCACATAATATGAAATGGGTGACCACTGACAATCTACAAGTAGGTTGGAAGGTGCCGCGTTACTTTTTGCCTTGGGAAACAAATTTATCTCACGAAGCTGGTTATCTGAAGGGTTTCATGGATGGAGAGGGTGCGCTCTCTCAAGGAACAGTATCATTCCATCAGAATGCCGGCCCCACTTGCGAGTATGCTAATTCTGTTTTTACTCAATTAGGTTACAAAACCAGTCAGTATAAAGCTACTAATAATGTCGCAAGCAAAAATCATAAGCTGGTGAAGACTAATCTCCATGGTAGAAATCAGGCAGCTAGATTTTTGGGGCAGGTTCGTCCCATGCGTCTGCTGAGTAAGTGGACTCCTGAAATGTTAGGCTCTTTGGAATTACGGGAGCCAGAAGGCCAATGGGTGCAGATCGTGGCTGTGAATGATTTGGGGCGGCAAAAAATTGTCCGATTCGCCACATCGACACATACATATATGCTAGAGGGTTTTGGCGCGCATAATTGCTTATTCGACCTTCCTCGACTCAAGCAAGAAGGTTACATTACCAAGTCTGTAGCGTATGATTATCAGGATGGGTGGCACATGTTACAGTCTGACTTGCCACGAGGATTGGAATTTGTATCATCTGTCTATACTCGTCAGATGCCTTGGAAGCATCTCAACAATAGCAACCCCGGACTCTATTCATGCATAGACGCAGATGTGGCACTACAAAATGCAATCGGCATCAAAGAAGACTTGGAAAACAACAATCAATGGGAAACATTTGTTGAAGACTCAGTGGAGTTGATGCCCATTTTGGTGCGCGCCGGTGAACGGGGTAATGCTATCGATGTTGATTACAGCAGAGCTTTGAAAGCCGAAATGTTGGAGGAGAAACGCAAAATCATCGAGAGCGCATCAACAATGGTGCCATTGGAAATCAGGCCGCGCACACATTACAAACGCGACAAGCCGCAATCTGATCATCCAGTTGTGGAAATCATCGTCCCGCAGGAGAAAAACACATGTTCACATTGTGGCCAAATTGTGGGCAATTGGACCGAGCACCTGAAGGGTGGTAAAAAGAGTAATCCCTGTAAGGCTGCTGACGCGACCAAGGTCAGTAAAATCGTGGATGTTGTCGAGTGGGATATTATTGAGCCATTCAATATTGGCAGCAGTGACCAAATTAAGGATTATATCCGCTATCATGGTCACCCAATGGGCCAGGATAGGAAGACCAAAAAAGACTCTGCTAATGCCAAGCATATTGAAAAACTGGCATCAAAATACGGCGACAAACATCCTTTGTATCATCTGAAATTGAAGGAGGCCAAGCTGTCGAAAGTTCTGGGCACTTATGTATATTGCGACAGAATGGACTCCAATGGACTCATTCATTCTACTTATCTAAACAGTCCATCTACATGGCGTCTGGCTGCGAGGAACGAGAACCTAACCAATGTGGGCAAGAGACAATCAAATCCATGGGCCGTCAAAGCCAGAAGGCAAATTGTCGCCCGTGATGGCCACATATTTGTTCAAGCAGATTCCACATCAATCGAAGCAATCATTACTGGTTGGCTTATCCAAGATGATAACTTTATTGCGATTGCTAAAAAATCCATTCACGCTTACCTGGTCTGTGCAGAACTAGGGCTACCATTTACAGATTCCAACATCGAACTGGCAAAAACAGCCCATAAGAAACTCTACAGCCAGTTCAAGACAGCAGTCTACCTGTTGCTGTATGGAGGCGACCCTTATTTGATGTTCATGGAGAATCCAGAACTGTTCCCCACCAAGGAAGCTGCTCAGTTGATTCAAGATAAAATCTTCCACCTTCTACCAGCATTGAAAAAGTGGCAAGAAGACACCCGAGCAAGGGCCAAGAAAGAATCCTACTTGGTCGGTCCATGGGGCCACAGACATTACTTCTACGATGTGCACACATTTAAGAAAGATAAAAACGGGAATTTCATGTATAATGAAGATGGTTCACCTAAATTGAAGATGGGCCAAGATTCCAAGAAGGCACTGGCCTTCATGCCTCAACATATTGCGGCCAAATTTGGTCGTGACTCGCTGAGGATAATTGGCAATAGTGAATGGGGCCAAATGATGCCGGCTAATTGCTTCACTCATGATAGTTACTGTTTAGAAGTTCCAGAATCTAGAAAATTAGAAGCTGCTGAATTTCTAATCAAGATTTTGACGCGCCCTATTCCGCAACTAGATGGACTCCGCATTGGTTGTGAGGTTGAATTCGGTTACAATTGGGCTGACCAAGATTCCAAGAAGATAGTATTTGAAGACGGCAATCCACAAGGCCAGAAAACTTGGCAGAAAGTAGAAGTATAATGAACAACGAAAAAGTAGACTATGTAATTGTAGAAAAAGAACACGGATTTGACATCTATGAGAAGTCACAAGATGTTTTTGGCAATCCATATTGGTTCCCCAGAACACGAGTCAGCAATGACCTCGCAACGGCTTCTGGGACTTATTATCCGATTTTCAAGGCCATCATGGATGGTCGAGTGAGGTTTGAATAAAAATGCCTAAGAAGAATCCTAATAATATTCCTAAGAAATGGAATTATGTGGTCACATTTGAACACACAAATGATGCCCCACAATCCATTCGTGGCGTGGTAGAAGGTAGTAATTTTCCCGCAGCAGCACAGAGAGCAATCAAGGACGCACGCCGTCAATTACCTCGTCTTCGCGCTGATTCTGTATGCGTGGTGATTGAGAGAAACAATGGGACGAATGATTTTAAAGTTTGAACAACTCCTGGAGCAATTGAGGAAGAATGGCTCTGACCCTGATGTGCTGCTGGATTTGATGGATTGTTACGAAAAAATGTATAAGGAAGCTTATAATGATGGCAGACAAGACACACTAGATGAATTAACAGACCAGGAGGATGATGATCAAGACAAATGAGATATTCCGCATCGAAGATTCAATGTATAACTGGAACATTTGGTTCTGGTATGGCGATAAAGGACAATTCACCTTCTGGGCTAAGAATGAATTTTCAATTCCCATGAACGAGTGTGAAAAATGGTTCGAATCAGGCATGGATTGTATGTTCATTCCACTGATGAACAACAAAGATATGATGTTGTTTGTATCCAATAATTCAGGTGGGACTGAGAATGACATTTTAGCCGCTTTGGCACACGAAATCCACCATGCTTCATTCCATGCCTTGCAGATTCGTGGGGTTGAATATTCCAAGAGTAGTGAAGAAGCATTCTGCTATTGGGCATCTTGGTTGTTCCTGACATTGTTGAATGTTTTTCCAAAGGAGTCAAAGAAACATGTCAAGAAGAATCGCAGTTGATTGCGATGGGGTGTTGTTCGATTTCAATTCCAGATTTATTGAACTCTGCAACAAAGCGTTCAATGTGAACATTCCACCTGTCTCGCATCATTATCCTGATGAGTGGCATTATCCGCTGAAACATATCAGCAAAAAACAATACCGCCAAGCGTGGGATGAGATTTGCAACTCGCAGAGTTATAATTTCTGGCGATTTCTGCCAGCATTTGAATGGTCCAGGGATTTCCTACTTCAAGCCCAACAATCTGCTTCTCTGGTTTTCATTACATCGCGTTGTGGTAAACATTGCCAGAGAGCTACTGAGGATGCGCTCTTAATTCTCGGAGCCTCTAATCCACATGTGGTTATTGCGGGCAAAAAGGCCCCCGTGGTCAAGGCTGAAAAGTGCACTGACTTCCTTGACGATAAACCAGAGAATCACGATGAGGTTGCGGCAGCAAATGAGGATTGTAATCAATGGTTGCTGGATGGCCCTTGGAATCGCCACTATCAACATCCCCGAGTAGAGCGCATCACTGACCCACGAGATATGTTGAGTGATAAGTTTGTTGAAAATGATGCGTTAGGAGGATAAGAAGTGGAATCAGCAATCAGAATCACAGACCCCAAAAGTGGTGGGCAGAAAGAACAAAAGAGTGCACAACTATCGACTATTGACCCTTTGTCCGTGATGGAGGTTGCCAAAGTAGGTGGTTTCGGTGCATCCAAATATGCGCGTTATAATTATGCTCGTGGGTATAAGTGGAGCTTATCCTATGATGCTCTCCAAAGACATCTGAATGCGTGGTGGGCTGGCGAAGATGATGACTCAGAAAGTGGATTGAGCCATCTAGCTCATGCAGCATGGCATTGTTTAGCCTTGTTGACATTCATTATGCGCAAGAAGGGCACTGATGACAGATTTGTGGAGTCCAATATTCGAGTGGAGGATAATCTGGTATGAATCAAGAATCAATCAGTGTCCTCGATAATGGCTTTGTTCGATTGACTCAGTCATGGGGTTCTGACGAAGACATCATCAGGGCAGCCCGGCAGTCAACTGATGGAGCATTTCGGGGATGGACCAAAGAAGACGGCTCAGAGGGCGACATTAAATTGCTGCGTTACCTTTATACGCATAAACATATGAGCCCATTCGAGATGGCTGGAGCGACATTTGAAATCAAAGCGCCTATTTTTGTATTCCGTGAATGGCACCGTTAAATGTTTGATGACATTTAACTTCTTATGTTATAATACTCACATAGGAGGTTAAATGTTACATGATAGATCCATAGACGCCAATATGCACAAGCTGTCCAAAAATTGTTGACTGTGAATTTCCCTCGCACAATGGAGTTGTTCGAAAATGAAAATAGCTTGCATAAGTGACACGCACGGATTGTTCCTGCCGGAGATTCCAGAAGATTGCGATTATGTAATTCATGCCGGTGATGTGGGGCCTGACCGTAATTGCAGTGATTGGCTCAAAGGTCCATTCTCAGAATGGGCTTCTAAACACAAAAAGCTCACCTTCATGACTTGGGGTAATCATGACTTCATAGGTGAGCGAATGAAGAAACAAATCATCCAGCAGGAATTCCTACCGCATAATGTTTTACTGTGTGTCGATGAGTGGTGCTGGGTGGGGAATAAAAAAGTGTGGTTCTCTCCCTGGTCTAATCAATTTGGCGATTGGGCTTTCATGGCACCGGAGGACAAATTAGCACAACTCTATGCTGTTATTCCTGATGATGTTGATATCATTGTCAGTCATGGACCGCCACTTGGATATGGGGACTTCACGTATTATTACTGGCATCAAAATGTAGGTTCACAATCCCTAATTGGACGCTTCAGCGGCCTTAAAAAATGCTCACATATCATCTGCGGCCATATTCATGAAGCTAAAGGCACATACAAAGTAGATGATTCTAAGACTGTTGTGAATTGTTCCCAGGTTGATCTTCAGTATCAACCACTAGTGGGTGCTGTCCCAGTAATTGAGTTTTCCTGACCACTTTGGGCTTCAACAATCCTATGCGCCACTTTCTGATAACCATCTTAGCGGGGACAAAATTGATGCCTCTGAATTTACCATCTTCGCCAATGTCAGTAGCCACTGCGAATCCTACATCATCATCCTTCAACAGAATACCTACTGAGATGTAATTCCACGCTCTGTGGACCATATCCTCAATCGAAGTTTCATCAGTATTGTAATGCGCATCTTCCCACTCACAGGCCCAGATTTCCAAGCCTTTGAGTGGGATTTCTGTTTTCACATTCATTGTGCGCTATCATCCTTGACTAACATGTAGTGTGGTATCTTTTTCCTGCCCAATAGTATGGATGCAGCCTCCTTGATCTCTCTACTATAAAGCTTAGCTGCTGCGATGCCTTCTTTGTATTGAATCAGATATGCACCCGCATATGGATAAGGGTGTTCCAACAGCTGTGCCATCTCTGCTACGATGAATTCACAATATGCTTCCCTAGCCGCAACTGACATTTCAGGCGGGTGAAAAAAGTGCCCCAACTCATGCGCGAGAATCTCCCATTGGCCATCGACAGAAACATCATCAAATGATGGTAGCTTGATGATTTTCAGAGTCCGGCTCGACAATCCCCATGCGTTGTTGGATTCGATATCATTATTCCTGTAAACAGCAATACCCATTGATTGGGCGATTTCTTCTAACCTCATCAATTCTTGGCGCAGATTACTTGTCTGTGGTGGCTTGTATGCGTTCTCTTTGGGATACATCCCCTCATAAGCATCTTTCTCAATCTGTCCGACCATGCTCATATCAATAGTCGTAGCGCACCCACCCAGCAATAGACATAATAATAGTAAAATGCGCATAGTTGACTCCCTCGATAGTGTTAGCCGCTATATTTCTTACCCTCTGTCATGAATTTGCCATCAATGATAATCGGCACATAGGATGTGAAATGTCCATTGGACTCTACATATCCATAACAGAATCCCGTCAGCCACTGATTTGGTCTTCCTTCAAGATAGTTCGGATTTTTTTTGCACAATCCCGGCACAGCCACACCGATTTTGACTTCCTTGGCAGTAAGCATAGAATGTTTCGTCGCCGCTTGGTAGGTATGGAAGTGGCCAAAGATAATAGACTTATTGTATCTTTCGACGGCTGCGGCAGCGATATTTCGTTGGTTCGGAAGTGTGTCTCCGTGGATGAAGTAGAGGTATTGGCCAATATTATGATGCCCGCCTTGCTGGATGAATTTCCAGCCGCTCAGAGGTAGGAGTTTTTTTAAATCCAGCACAGAAGACAATCCAGGGTTTTTTTCAATCGCATCGTTAATCCAATTCTCATGATTCCCGACCATCCAGATTTTGTTCTTGGGCTTCAATTCTTTGTTGATTGGGTCCATGACCATCTTGGTATAGAGTTCAATATCCTCGCCCAAATCCAAACCTTCGCTGGACTTTTTCGAATTCTGTAACCAATGACTCACGGGGCCACAGTCTAGATGGTCCCCACCGCAAACAAATGTGTCTGGTTTAAAGTCGGATGCAAATTTGAGCATCGCATTGATAGCTTTCTCATCATGCAATGGGACTTTATGTTTGTTCTTGTTCTCAAAACCAACATGCATGTCGAAAGCTGCTATGAATTTTGTCATTCTTTTATTAAATCCTCCTCTAAGAATTATAGCATACTTTTAGGGCTCTAGACCTGCTAATAATCTACGCATGATATCGGGGCTGATAGAAGGCATCTGCTCACTTGTCAATCCTTGTCTTCTTCTTTCTAATTCTGTCAAAGACCTGATAAGTCCTTCCCTAATTTGATCTAGGGGGGTTTTTTTGCTATATTGTTCCAATCTCTTCCCATAATGAAGTTGATTGAGGATGTTTTCCAGATCAAATTCTTTTTCTCGCTCGAAAATTCTAGCTTCGACTTCATTTGGTTCAAGATAATAAGGCACATCTCGGTTGTTCATAATCAGTCCGCGCAAGTCCTGGTCCAAATGTTTGGACTCATGACGCACTAATTGGTTAGCCGGAATACCACTAAACTCATCAATCGAAGTGTTCTCCATCACACGACGTGGATTTATGGTGATTCTATTGTTTGCTCTGGCAGTCATGCCAGCATTTGCAGCGGCTTCATGTGAACGAAACATTTTGAACGGATTCATGCTGGCAGTGGAAGTGTAAAGCCCCGCTGCATTTATTTTGGGCGTAATCACAACATCTTCAAGTTGCCCCATCCATTCTGGTTTATCTTGTGCCATCCGGTCAAAATAATACGCCAGTGTCTGTTGCCCTTCGTCTTCTAATTGTTGTGGGACACGATTGCGGAAATTTTTCGCAAACTGTTCAACCAAGTGCGCGGGCATCTTGACCATCGCAGCAGTAGGATTCACTTGGCCCATGATGGCATTCATCATCATGTCTTCCTCACTAGCGGGGATGAACTGCTCTGCGATTCCTCCAATGCCGCCCATGATTTGAGCCTTCAACCTGGAGTCGCCCTCCTTGGGTTGTTGCATCTTTCTCGCCATCTCCTGTGCTTTGCGATAGATATCCATAGCCACGTTGACGGCAGGATTTGATTTTTTATTGGTCGTGGGCATTATGGTTCCAACGACCTTCTAATACGTTTATCGTATTCTTCCATCCTGTAATCCTGCTCGCTTGCTTGCTGTTGCAGATTAATTAGCCGTGGGTTCAAACCAGCTAATCCACCTAGAATCTGCGCCATCACATTCAATCTGTCCCCTGTAATGGGGTCATCTTCGCGGACACCGGGAATGGTATTGGCCATCCACGAAAATCCTGGTGCCATTCTCGTCAAATAAGACATCACATCATGTTGTTTGGGGCCATCTGGAGTATCGCGCACACCCAACCATGAGCCAGCACCGATGGCATTCATCAGGTTACCCAATGGTGATGGGTTGCTCAACCCACTGCTTCTGAAGATGGGAACACCAGATTGCAATTCTTGATTAAGTGTTAGTTCGGGAATAATCTTGGCCCAAGGAGCAGCCATACCCGCGAGTCTGCGACCTGTATTTTCCAGTGCATCCCAATTCAACGCATTGGGAATCAGCCCCAAGTCATGGGCCGGTAGAGCCATACGCCCCATTGTCGGAGTACCCTTTTCGCCCTTCAACGGCAATGGCACGTAACCAGATTCAGTCAAATACTCAGGCTGTGCAAAATCTTGGCCATCTCCCATGTTCTGAAACATTTCCAGAAAGTCCTTATGCTTCTCCAGTCTCTCTGGGCTTTCGGCAATTGCCTTCAATTGAAGTGGGACATTTTTGCGAGTCCATGTATTCTGGCTCAAGATAACTTTGCCATTTCTCCGCAGATACCAGCACTTTCCGTTGAGTTCTGGGCACCAGATTTTACCTTTATACCATTCAACGCCCTGTTTGCCAGCAACCTTGAAGTAACGTGTTTGCCTAATATATGCTCCACGTTTATTCCTTTGCGCAACTCGACCCAACATAAGTGTGAGTATCTGGAAAAAATCGAAAATAATCCCTTCATGTTGAGCAAAGAACTCACATTGCTTTTGGCCATCCAAGCGTTTCGTCGTTGTGCCATCTCCGTTATACATGGCTGTCCACAGAATTTGAGCAGTTTCTTTATTCAAATGAGGTAGAATGTTGAAAGCATCCTTATGTTTGTTGGGAATCAAAGACAAAATCTTGTCCTTAAGAGCGCCTCGTAGTGTCCAAGTATACATATCCCATTGTTGTTCATTACGTGCTGATACATAATATGACGCATCATTTTCCAGCAACTTCAACAGGTGCTGAACAAAATGCGGCTTCGACTGGTAGATGTTGACACGTCTTTTTGTGGCATCAACATATCCATCTGTCAACACCCATCCTAGAACTTCCGCCTCTAGAGGCGATAATGTAGATTCTTCCGGCCACTCAGTCGAGGCACTGACCAAAGGAATTTTGTGGTTCGTTCTCAACTCATACCCTTTGACCAGTGAGCGATTACCATTATGATCAACAACTGGCCAACCGTGATTAGGGGTGAAAGAGAACTTACCGTTACGGGAATCCTCTAATGTTAATAACTCACCTTCGTAGTCAAACGTTGCATATTTGTTCAGTGTTTCCCAATAAGAGTGGTCTTTCTCGTGGTCGTAAACTAACACTTCATCCGCACCTGTTGTAAGTTCCCAATAATACTTCCATCCAGTTTTGGTCAAGATTTGTCCATCATCAGGCACACAGTAGAAAGGCACTAGACCCAATTTCAGTTTTTTCTCAGTCTCAGTCAGTTCACCATAGTCAAACAATATCTCCTTTGTCTTGAGTGCTGCTTTTTCCAGCGAATCACCCTTCTCCAATCTGTGCAAGAAGAAAGCAATTCTGGCTGGTTCTTCGACGTTTTTCTGGCCCCATTTGCGAGTTGTCTCCAAGACCACATTGTCAGCATTCAAAGGATTATATTGACCTCTGAATAATACTTGCGCGTTCCTAGCTGCTTTCAATTCACCTAGCTGTGTTGCCGTGCCAACAATTTCATATTCCTTAATCGCCTTGTCGATATCGTAATTTGTATATTTGCCAATACCATATGTGCCCCTGACCTTATCTCTACCATATGGTAAAGCAAGCGCGGTCATTGGCTCATTGTTGAGAATTTTGGCCAATCCGCGTGCGCGACTGTATTTTTCAGCAATCTCCTTCATGCTCATCCCGCCAAGATGCATATTTGCCACGTTGCCCACAAAGTTCGTGAACTGGTGTCCAGGACTGCTCAGCGCATAACCACGCCACATCTTGCTGACTGAATTTGCCAATTTAGAAAACTCAGTCTCCTTCGATGAAAACAATGCGACTTTTTCCAAATCCTGTGCGATTTTCTCGGGAAAATAAACATTATCCAAACCCTTAATCGCATCCGGGTGGAATGAGTCCTTTAAGTGCTTAAATGAAAGCGTGCGATAACCGGGCTTGGCCACACCTTTTTCGCCAAAGTGTTCAACAGTCTGTTTCATGAATTCAATACTGCGATTGGCCCTCATACCTTCAGCCAAACGACGGCCTGTGATTTCAGCAATGTCTGTGAGTGCGCCCTGGCGTTTTTCGGCTTCAGCCAGAGTCTTGGGAGTAAGAAGACCCTTTTCCTTCCTCAAAGAATCCATCTTAGTCTTGCCAGCCAAAACAGTGCGCAGTTTGGGATTACTGTCATCGAATTTTGTAGGATACCGAGGCACATAATTAGGCACTACTTTGGAAGCCTGTAATGAGCCCGCTGCAACATCTTCAGCTACCTGATTATCAAGAATCTGGCGAATTCTCTGCGCAGCTTTTTGCAGTTTGGGATCACTCAATTGGCGACCCTCGTCTAAAGCCAAAGCAATCTCTCTTCTCCCCGCTCTGTCGATGCCTTTTGTTAGCTGTTCAGCCCAATCAGCGGAGATTTCACCGGCGTGCCTATCACGTGATGCTGCAAGGCGGCGCATGTCTCTATACGACAAGGATGGGTCAATCTTGCTCATCTCGTTACCAAGTTTGGAAAATTGGACAAATTTCTCCAACACGTCCCCGACGATTGGTGCTTCTTCTAATTTGGTCCCGGCCGTTTTCAGCATTCTGCCGACTGCGCCACTTAATTCGCTGGAACCACCAGCAGCTTTTGCCACCAACGAAGGCAATTTCACTCCTGCCTTGCTGAGCATTTTCACTGGCAGACCGCCTACTAGATTGAGTGGGTCAACAACCACGTCGCCAGCAAAGCCAGCAACCGCACGAGCAGTAGGATACTCATTCAATCTGTGGCCACCGATTGTCAAGTCAGCATTTTCTAAGACCTTGTCAAAGTCCATAACTTCGTCAGTAGAACTACCCAAGTTTGCTATGTTCTTTTGAGCAGCATTCAAACCACTTTGCAAAGCATCTCCAAAGGATGCGTTTTTGTTACCAATCTGATCAAAAAATGTAGCGGTGCCTTCTCCTGTGGCTCCCAATGTGCGCCCCACACGGCTAAGAAAGTTCCCCATCTTGCCTGTCAGTGGTGGGGGCTCTTCCATTACATCAGTCGAACTAACAGTTGCGTCTGGGGCGGATTCTAAACCAAAATTCGGGTCCATAGAAGCATATTGTTTCTTAGGGAGCCCGAAATTAGGGTCATTCGATATATATTGTGGCATTTATGGAATAACCTCCCAACCTTGCCCATCCCATTTGACTCTTCTCCCATCTGGTAATTCGCGGATGGTGCCAATAGATGGGCCTGAACTATTAGCTGGACTCGCTAATTGCGATGCTGATGTCTGTGGTTGATTAGCAAATAATTGTTGTAGTGCTTTTTGGTAAGCTTCCCTGTTTTCTTTAGGAATGCTGATAGCACCATATTTAGGATTGCCACCAAATCGAGGAATCAATTGGTCCATTTCCAATTGTTTGAGACGCGCTTGTTCTAATGGGTCCAAGGCTTTGTTCTGCCCCACTGTTTGCACTCGGGCCATCGCAGCGGTATAAGGTAGTAAATCATTAGCTTTCGCAATCTCGACTATTTCTTCCATGGATTGCGGCACATTGCCCTGTAATCCAGCCGAACGCCACAATAAACCACGTTTTTCCAATGGCTGTTGCAAGAAAGTATCTTGATTTTGAGTAATCCAATCCCGAGCCTTCATTTCTGCTGCACTCATCGTAGCTTTATTTTCAGCTTCTTGAGTCATGAACACAGCTTGGTCAATTCTTTTTCTCTGAAGAGTGTCTTCCAAAGTGTCAGCCCACACCAATTGGCCATCTTTGTTCGTAGTCATTCTCGATTTCAAACCATACTTCAAAGCTTTATCCGCAACAGTCTGATCGATGGGCGCACCAGGATTAATGGTCCGCATCAACATCTCTTGCTCCAAAGCATCATCTCGTCTCTGTTGCTCCCACGCATCGATAGCCAATTGCTTTCTTCTTTGGTCAACTTGTTGTTGTTGGGCAATCCCTTGCTGAGTTGCCCCCAGTGCTGCTGAGATAACATCTGTCCAACTCATCTTACTTCACTCCCATCCCAACGCCCCACGAAGGATTAGTGGCACGTTTTCGAAGTTCACCCAAAATTTGTTGCATCAATTGTGGATTTTGCTGCGTCACACGCCCTGGCACCCCTTGGCTCAATTGTGTAATTTGTTGAGCTATCGTTTGTGCCTGTGATTGACCCGTTGATGTATTCGGAAATTGCCCAATCTTTTGCATCAATTGAGCCAACTCATTCTCCGATGCCATTCTAGGATTTGGCATTTGCCGTGGTAGAACAGGAGGACGATATCCAGCCATGGGTGGTAAAGCGCGTGCTGTGGCTGCTGGGGCTGCAACTGGCGCTACTGCTTCCCCACTAATTGGCGCACTGGCTAATGCCCCTCTTAAACGTAGCAACATCGGTGCGGACAATAGAGCACCGCCAATAGCTTGTTGTGGGTCTGGATGATAGTAATCCGTATATGCCCCTGATGCTGGCCCAAATGCCTGTTGCAATTGTTGAGGACTCAAAACTTGGCCAGAATTCGCCGCTCTCTGCATTCCTTCACGAGTAGTGGGCAGCATGTTTCCAGCTTGAGCGCCAGCCACGGCATTTGCTGAACCACCTAGACCACTCATCAAGCCTCGTGGAGGCCCCGCCGGTTGTGTTCTGTTAATCCTAAGCGCACTTGGTAAAGTAGTATCCACATTAAGCCCCATCAGCGGCCCACCGTTTTGAATGTTCTGTGCCCATTGATCGCGTCCCAAAGATTGCAGTTGTTGTGGATTCGAACCAAACATTCCTGCTGGCAATGATGCCTCAGTCATTTGATTGGCAAACTGTCTCTCTCCACCACCACCTAAGTGCGGCCCGAATCTGCCAGCTAATCCAGCACCAGCAGCGCCAATGCCCCCACCCAATGCTGCGCCTTTCCATCCACCATCAATGGCACCCGCACCAGCACCAGCGCCTCCTGCGATAATCGAGGCCATAACAGGACTCAATGCGCCACCACTCATAGCAGTCGCCAGTCCACCACCAGCCATCAATCCAATTTTACCAAGAGTCTTCCAGAAACCACCACCGCTTTCCTGTGCTTGTTGCTCCATCTGTTGAGCACGAGCCAATTCAGTATTGGCGTCACCCAGAATGGCATCTCTCGAAGCCTGTTGGCGACCCAGAATCAAATTTCGTAAATCATCATTCTCTTTCTGATAGGAATTGTTGCTCTGGAATCCATAATCCCCAAGCGGCATCCTCTGAATCGTGGGGTCGACAACTGTTGTGGCATTTCGTCTGTCTAGAATCGCCCTTTGGATGGCCTCATCGGAGAATGTCGAACCTAATCCTTTATTAGCTGCGAGTGCGCGCAATATTCCACCAGTATCTCCCTGTGTGGCCGCTACCGATGAGTCACCTGCCCTGATTTGCTGTGCGCCCATCAGCGGCAACAATGCCTGTAATGTCTTTTGGCGCTGAATATATTGTTGCTCAGCACCAAGTGGGTTCATCTGCGCATACTGTTCAGCTTGTCTTTGCTGCAATGCCTGTTGCTCGGCCATCGCAGCTTGACGATTTCTCAATGCCGCAATAACTTGTTGAGCGGCTGCCGTTCTATCGTTGCTTTTTTGGGACTTCGATGAGCCAATTGCCCCTAGAATCGCGGAACCCACACCAGATGCGAGTCCAATTTTATCCCCAGTCGTCCATCCGCTATTTGTTGGCTGTGTGCTCATCTTATGCTCCCATCAGATAACGCAGAAAATTCTGGTTATTCGTATTGTTCATATTCGTATAATTGAAACCCAACTGGTTATTGAACTGTCTGCGGTTCTCGCCAAAATTCTCATTGAACTGTCTCTGGCCTTCCATGAATTGTTGGTAGCGCAGTTCCAAATCTCTCCTGAATTGTTCTTCCTGCGCACTTTGTCTCCTGGTGTCCAACTGATTGCCCCTCTGAGCAAGCCATTCCTGCAACTGTGAGTTTCTGTCACCCATGAATTGCTGATAACCTTGCTGGTCGAGTCCCTGTGAAGCGCCCAATGCTGCCAACTGGTCAGCCCTATTGACTTGTGCAGCTTGTGTGGCAATATCTCTCCTACCACCCATCAATTGTTGAGCCAGAGCATTGTTCAATTGTCCTTGCATTCCGGCCGCTGCTCCACCTTTTGGCCCGAATCCCCTCGATGCCACACCTTGTGAACCTGCCATCCCCAATTGCTTCTGGAGCGCAAGTGCTTGTTCCTTCTGCTGTTCGAACATTGAATCCTGGACTTGCTGATTCATCGAACCTCCAGAACCCAAAATCTGCTGCATCAATTGCTGCTGTTGTTGTTGGAATGGATTCTGATATTGAGGCCCAAACATCCTCCCTGTGACTGGGTCAATTGTTGAATGATTCTGGCCCCACTGATTTTGGGAATTCTGCTGTTGGGGAGGTTGCCAGCCCATTTTTTTGGCCATCTCATCAGCCACACTCCAAGACTGGTCCCATTGCTGTTGGCTGATGTCACCACCTTGATAACCAACTCTTTGAGCCACTTGGTTCAATTCATCCTGTGTGGCCTGTCTGCCGTATCTTTGTTGAGCCTGCTGCTGCCACTGATTGACATTGTAATTCCGCGGAACTCCACCAATCTGTGTTTGATTCAAAGAATCGCCCTGCGCATTGTTCTGCGCATTGTTTCTCTGCCTCTGTTGTTGTTGTTGAGCAGCGCCTTGCTGTGCGACCTGCGGCCTACCATTGGCCATCACCAAGTTATTAGTCGCATATACTTGATTACCTTGCTTAGATTGTTGCTGATTATACATACTGCTGCCCTTCACTCATGATGGCCCTCAATAAATCCATCAGAGCATTGTCATCCAATTGCCCTAGTTGCTCCTGCATTTGTTGGCCACCCTCTGTGCCGAATTGATTTTGTGCGATGTCATAAATCCCTTGCGCGGGACTCAATGGCATGAACTGTTGTTCGGCATTTGCCAAGTCTTGCCAAGTCCATCCTGCGCCTGAATCATTTATGGGGTCAAACGCGCCACCTACATCGACAACTCCCACAGACGCGCCAGAGTGCGGGTCGGTCATCCCACCAAAATCAATCTTGTCCCCGGCGCCACCTTCGACAATGCGTGCGTTTGGAAAAAACTGTTTGAAATCAGGGTCATTCATCACAGCAGCCAATGAGGATGGCGCAGCTTTATATCGTGATGCAATCTGGCCAAAGACATTCTTCATGCTGTTCTTAGCACTCTCATTGTCATAATCCAATGCAGTGTTGAAGCCCAACATATTACCTTGGCCCTGGTAGCCACCTAGTCCCTGTCCGAATGCCCTAGCTTGGGGCGCATCCTGTGGCTGTGGTTGCTGCTGTTGACCGCCCATAATAATGGACGCTAAGTCGTTTTGGGGCATTGATTGTTGGCCCATTGGAGCCATACTCTGAGGCACACCCATTGGTTGTTTTCTATTCACGACATCAGCAGTTTTCTCCCTGACCTTGTTTCTGAAGCCTTTCTGTTGTCGGCCCATCTTAGTCTGCCCCGTGCCCATAGGAGCACCATTGTTGTCCTGCACACCATCTTGTTCACGTTCCATATTATGATTCCTTTATTGCTGCTGAAGACCATGCGACAAGTTTCTGTGCTGGCCTGATGTCGATGTGAATACCCCAAGGATAAATTCCCAGACCTTTAATCTGCGAACCATCCTTAATCATTTGCTTGACCAAGAGAGCCATCTTAACGGGAGTCCATCCTTTGGGACATCGAATGTCCAATGCGCGACCTTCCAAATGCTGACTATTGCTTGCGCCTCCGACTTTTTTGTTGTGTTCAGGAGTCCTGTATGCACTCAACACTGTCAATGGTTTCGCGCCCATCAACAGTCTCAGCTTCTCAAACTCAGTCGCTAACTGTTTGGCTCTGTCTGCCCATTTCTGCGGATACGGACTGCCATCCTTACAACCCAATTCATCCCACGACAAATGAGGACTAACAAAGCCCACTATTCTCGCCTCTCGCGCATGACAGCGTTCAGTGTCGCCTCCATCCTCAATATGGAGTCTCGAATCTCCTGGAGCCTCTGCTTTGTGTTCCTTTCGGACTCTTCCAAAGTAGTAATCCTCTGTTCGTGGTTGAAAACTCTTTCTATGTTCTGAGCCTGCATATTGAGGCCCAAAGTAACTAGAATCATAATAACAGCCCCGGCAATAGCCAGGAGCGTTTTTGTCCAATTATTGTGCATGGTGGGGGAACCTTTCTACTCAGAACGAGCAATGACCTTTATATATAATAGCACATAAACCGTTCTATTTCAACGGCTTATTGGCTTTTTTCTGCGGGTCAGGACTAGCTAGTGCAGCACCAAAAATTGTCACAATACCGCCCACAAAAGCACTTACGAAGACTGGCTCCAGAAGTTGGTCCCAATTCTCCAATAGTGCCATATTTGTAGTTACAAGGGCACCAATATTCAAAAGCGTATAAGCCCATTGTTTCTTATTCATCCTTGGTTATCCTTTCACTATGAAGTCAACAGCGCCCAGGAACCTCACATTACCGCGCCCCGCAAGGCCCTGTGAGAGTCTGTCACTGATATTTGTCAACAATGCCTTAGTTTGCGCAAGTTCGTCTCTAATTGTTGCCAATTCGCCATCGTAGTTTCGAAATTCACACTTACATGTCTGGGTTTGGAACTTGCACTCTTTTACACATTCATTCTTGGGTTGTTCTCCCCCACCTTCAATGATTCCCAGATAGCGCAATTCATCCTGAGTCAGTGGTAATGGTTCTTCCCACACATCTTCTGCGCGACGGTTGACAAATGCAGTGAGATTTCTGTTCATTCTTGCACCCGATGCACCTGCACCCTGAACTACATCGACCACGTTGCGAAAATTCATCGAATCATTCCCCAGAACAATCGCATCTTCACTGTAACCATCGACATTCTTGCCGCCTGCTGTTTTTCTCAATCGCCCCCATCCATTCTTCTGCAATGTGGGATTCAACCTGTTAGCAAGTGCCCTGGCGAACAAACTCGCTCCCCTCTCATCTCCTTGTGAGGCTTTATTGAAATATCCTTCTCTCTCCAATTGCTCAAATACTTGGTCGCTCATCTCGCCCCTTTCTTCCCCCTTGTGTGTTATAATTGCTGAAGGAGGTATTACTATGCTAAAACTATTATTGATTGCTCAACTCGCATTCTCTGGCCCACAGTGGTTCAACATTACATCTGTTACGAATGGTTTTGACTACTATTTGATTCCCGCTGAAATGGCACCTGACATCGCAGGACGTGAGATTGTCCTTTTTATTCCATCTTTTCAACTAATCACAGCAGGCCGTTGGCATCCGTCGAAGCACGGTATTGGAGGTCTTCTAAACGGTCCTGGATTGTGCGTGGAAGGTTGGACATCATTCACTATTGATGCAAATGCTTGGAACACAGCCATCACAGGCGATATGGATGGTGATAACATCACAGACTGGCTTGTTTATTCTACTGCTGGAAATGTCATTCTCCACAAAGGTCTTCCCTTGTCAGCATGTCGTTAAGGCATTAATCGTCCACTGAAAAATGTCGGGTAAGGCGAAGAGCCTCCTTCAATCTGTGCTGTGATGTCCCCCACAACAACTTGCACAAACGCAGTGTCACTGAAGTCCATGTCTGCGATCACACACCCTGAACTGCCACCAGCACTGGCAACTGTGTCAGTCAGTGTATAACTACGATTACTGGTAACAATTCTTGTAACCCACGAAGATGCGTCATTGTCAGAATATTGTAATGACGCGCACAATAGATAATATCCAGTTATCGGCGCTGTAAATGTGTCTGTTGTCGTGTTGAAATTCGAAGCTGTGTCATAAACTTCTGTGTCGAATTCCACTGTCGCAGTTCCAGACACACTAGTGTCATCGGCACTGTTATAGGCTAAAAACCCAGGCTGTGCAGTCGCTGAATTGATTCGCCCTCCCACGGCTACATCGCCATCCAGTCGTGTATTCCCTGCGTCCACAAAAAGTGCATAATTATCGCCACTTACAGTTGCACTTGTGGCGGCAGTAATATACATAGTAGCCGCATTTGTCACTGTCGCAGAACCTTCTGTGATAGTGGGAGCATCAAATCTCGCGCCAGCCAACAAAGAGTGGTTGCCAGAACTATATTCTACGATAGTCCCGCCCGTCCAGAAACCAGCTAAACTAGTAACTGCGCTAGGAGCACTCAAAGTCGTATTCACATAGACTCCAGCCGCGTATGGGAAAGAACCTGTAAACGTATATCCTGTGCTGGCAGCGGGTGTGGAACTGCCAAAGGTCATGTTCTCCAAAGACGTTCCTGTGCGGTTCACATGTAGAGCAATACCTTGTGATGTATACGCATCATTGATAATCCTAAGTGACAATTGTTCAGCGTCTGCCAGAAAATCCCACCTTCCATTGTCAGCAGTGACTCCTGTTTCATACAAGGCCAAGACAGGTTGTGTGGAGGTGGCTGTAAAAGTAGTTCCAATAACAGCCCCTGAAAAATTTCCAAGAACCCCGTAAATACTGGCCCATCTTGTGCCAGAACCTCCCAAATCCCGCGTATTGTTGCCATCGGGAACAATATTTCTCGATGTCAATGTTCCTGTCATTGTTCCGGCTGTTCTATTGAGTGCTTGTGAGGCCAAGTCGCTGAAATTCTGATTAACCTGACTGCTGCTGATTGTTGTTCCTGATGTGAATGTGTTCGTCACGCTAATCTGCGCACTAACGGCCGCGAATGTTGCCAGCAACAACATGAAAACCATAGTTGCAATTC